GAACGGCGATGTATCTTCGCATATCCAGTGAGGATGAGGATTTGAGAACCGGCGAAAAGGACGAATCCGAGAGCATATCCAACCAGCGCAGCCTCCTGCGGGATTATGTGTGCAGCCATGCAGATTTATCCGGCTCTGAAATATTAGAGTTTTGTGACGACGGCTGGAGTGGTACGAATTTCGAGCGTCCAGCTGTGAAGGAGCTTTTGGAGCAGGTCAGGCGCGGGCAGATCAACTGCATCGTAGTAAAAGATCTATCCCGCTTTGGCCGTGATTACCTCACCGTTGGAGACTACATCTCCCGCGTGTTCCCGTTCCTGGGTGTGCGCTTCATTTCCGTCAACGACGGCTTTGACAGCAGCAATCCGCTGGATATCGACAGCCTCGATACTTCGTTTCGGACGCTGATCTACGACCTGTACAGCCGTGACCTCTCCCGCAGGGTAAAAAGCGCAAAGAAGGCCAGAGCCGAGCGCGGGGCGTTTCTCAGTCCCTATGCGCCTTACGGATATGTCAAAGACCCGGAGGACAAAAATCATCTGCTGGTGGACGCCGAAGCCGCCGCTGTGATACGGCGCATCTTTCAAATGGCGGCGGATGGTACAAAGACATGGCAGATCGCGGCGGCGCTGAACGGCGACGGCGTACTCTCTCCGAAGAACTACAAGATTGAGACAGGCTGCACAAGAACGCCGTGGCGCAGCATCCAGGAGGAAAATTTTTGGACAGCCAATCTTGTCGCAAAGCTCCTGCGGGACGAGCGGTATATTGGAAAGACGGTGTACGGCAAACGAAGCCGGGACATTGTAGGCAGCACCCACACGGTCAAAATCTCCCGCAATGATTGGGTTGTTGTCCCTGACAGGCACGAAGCCATTGTGCCGGAGGCGCTGTTTGAAAAAGCGCAGATTTGTATGCGGGAATACAGGGAGCGCGAAGTCATGACGGGCGGCGGGAATCCGCTGAAGCGCAAGGTGGTCTGCGGCGTATGCGGTCACGCCATGCAGCGGGACAATAAGAAGAACGGCTCCTACCGCTGCGTCACGAAACGGCTGAATACCGGCTTTGACTGCTCGGAGGAAAAAGTCCCGGAGGCAGATATTCAGGAAGCTGTGGTTGATACCGTACAGGTCTACGCTCAATACGCCGTCAGTATAGACAGGCTTCTGCAAACAAGGCAGGAGCAGCGGCTGCTCGACCGCAAACAGGCGCAACGTCGGTTACAAACGCTCCAGAGCCGGAAAGCCCGGCTTGACAAGCGGTTGCAAGACCTCTATGAACGGCTGGTGGAGGGCGAAATCTCCCGCGAGAGCTTCGCGGCGCAGAAGAAAGCTCTGACGGCGCAGGCAGAGGAAATCTCCCGCACGGTCTTGGAGCTGGAGCGAAAGATGAGCGGCAGCGACGACAATAGCAACGCCGTAATCGAGCATTTCAAAAGCTATGCCGGGATTACAGCGCTGACCAGGGAAATCTCAATCGATCTGCTGCACTCCGTCACCATCTACCCGGACGGGCGCATGGATATTCGGCTGAACCTTGCCGATGAGATTGAAGCTCTGCTGGAAACCTTGCGCCGGGAATCCTGCACGGCGTGAATTTATTAGTCCTTTCTGTACAGCAGCCGATGAGGGCATTTCCGGTACTTCTGTTCTGCACCGTGAGCACTTTCTCGAAATGATCGAGAAATGCAAAGCGGGAGAGATCGACCTTATCATCACGAAGCAGGTCAGCCGTTTTGCCAGAAATGTGCTGGACAGTCTGAACTACATTTTCATGCTGCGAAAGCTCGACCCGCCTGTGGGCGTGTACTTTGAGACCGAGAAGCTCAACACGCTGGATAAGAGCAGCGATATGGTCATTACCGTATTGAGCCTTGTGGCACAGAGTGAGTCTGAGCAAAAATCCAACAGCCTAAAATGGTCATTCAAGCGCAGAAGAGCTCAGGGCCTTGGAATCTACCCCAGTTGGGCTCTGCTCGGCTATCGGCTGGATGATGAAAAGAATTGGGAAATCGTAGAGGACGAAGCGGATATTGTCAGAACCATATACAGTCTTTACCTGGACGGCTATTCATCCACGCAAATAGCAGACTTGCTGACGAAAAGCGGCATTCCTACTGTAAAAGGTCTATCGGTTTGGAGCTCCGGCAGTGTCCTTGGCATCCTTAAAAACGAGAAATTCTGTGGAGATGCCTTGTGTCAAAAAACAGTTACGATAGACTTTTTCACGCATAAGAGTGTAAAGAACAACGGCATAGAACCGCAGTATTTCGTTGAGGGGCATCATATCCCCATCATCGAGAAGACCGATTGGCTGTTGGCACAGCAGATCCGCAAAGAACGACGGTATCGGAAACGGCGCAGCACCCACCGAAAGCCACGCATCGTGGTCAAGGGAGTACTGTCCGGCTTTATGATCGTCGATTCATCGTGGGACGAGGAGTATGTGGACAATCTGCTTACCTCCGCAACCAAAAAACCAGAACCCGCCTCGGCCGTTGCCGAGGAGGACGAAAACTTTATTGTAATTGAGAAGGAGTAACTACCATGTTTGAGAAATTTTCTGTCATCGATCTTATTAAAACCCGTTCCGCCTCTGTCTGCACTTTCGCAGGCAATGTTGTGAAGTTCAATGTGCAGACCGCACAGGAGCTCCGCTTCCCAGAGTACATCCAGTTCCTGATCGAGCCGAAGTCGAAGCAGTTCGCCATCCGTGCCTGCAAGGAGGACGCTCCGAATGCCGTGCGCTTCTCCAAGCCGGAGGGCGAGCAGAAAGCGCAGATCAAAATCAGCAACGCCACGGTTGTGGATATGGTCAGAAAGTTGATGGACTGGAATGCCGAGGATAACTGGAATGTCCCCGGTATTTACTTTGCCGAAGAGCAGGGCATCATGTATGCGCTGGAATCAGCATACGCACCCAGGGCGAAAGGTGGCTGGGCGGCTCGTCGTGAGCGTGAAGCTGCAGCAGCTCTCGCGGAAGGTTCCATAGATAATGAGGAGGTCAATAACTAAGTGAAAGATGCCGGACTGCCCATGTTTTTGGTGTCAGTCCGGCATCGTATTAGTTCTCGTCGACTTTGTCATTTTCGGTCATAGAGAGGTCTGTGTAGCAGTCCTTACTCTTGAAGCAACGTCTCAGATAATCGTGTCCGCCATCAACTGCACACGCCCCACAACTACAAGTCACATACTGGTGCCGGTCGGTGGATTCGATTTCGTCACCGCACAGATTGCAGCGAATCGCATTGCGTATGATTTTCATGGTTCTTCTCCTCGCAGTTCTAACTCCAAAACAATGCGCCCAACCGGATTTTTCGGCTGACAACCACATTCTTTAAAAACGGTGCCATATAGTTCCCGCATTTGTTCCAACGACGCTTGTGTGATCTGGCACCAAATATGCTGGTTATGTAGCACATTAACCCTGACACATGAGTCTTGACGATTCTGGAGGCCCTCATAAATATTTAGTCCGTCTTGAATGAGAACAGCATATTGGGACCGATTGTTATCATCGACGCTTTTTATATCCTCTGTATCATTGAACAGTGGAAATGTAATGCCATCGCTTGGAGTATTAAGCCTGGCATAACGGCTTTTGTAAATTTCATCCTCAACCGCTTTGGTTATCCCTGATACCATTCTGAACAGTATTCGATCATAAGGGATAAAGTCCAGTGTCACCTCTGGCGGGAGATGGTTTTTACAGACTGTAGCAATATGTAAAAGTTGCTCACGCATTTCAGCAGCCATGGTATTAAGGCTATCATACGCTACCGCTTCATAGTCCTTGTCCTTATGAGCATAATTTTTATCTCGCTGATAGTACACTTCTGTGACAATCGAATCCTTACTGCGGATAGCTTGCTTTTCCTTTTTTGATAGATACACATCATCCAAGAGGACACAGCAACATATATAAAAAGTTTGCCTGTTACTGTTCACGTAAGCCCGGACAGGGATGTGCTCCAGCTCTGGTAAAACGTCAGCAATATACATTATGCTATCCACGCTTTTTTTGGCATCCAGCAAATAGCGTGCCAGTTCCCATTTCGTCATGTTTCATACCCCCTCTCTTTCTGCACGAGCACACAGCTTTCCAAGTTGTCGGCTGCGTTTTTTATGTTCTCCTCATCGCCTCTCTACAAACCATCGTCCGATGTTGTTTCCGGTAAGGTCTGCGCTGCGCTCGAAAAACAGATAGCTCTGGTGACCGCCGATCCATATCGTATAGCGGTCGCCCTGGCCTCCGGCTTTCAGCGCAGGAGCTTGACGGATATCGGATACACGGTCTATCTCATATTTCTCGCCGTCCTCCCAAGTGATGATCCTTGGAAACATCGTGCCGTCCGCTGCAAAATCTGCTTTGACGGCTACATACACTTTCGGCGGCTTAGTCGCAGTAGCAGTCTGCATCATCCGGCACCTCCATATTGGCGAGAAAATTACTCTGCGCCGTTATCGGCGGCTCTATCAGCTTGTATCCCTTCCACTTCATTACCCTGAACTTAAAGTCGAGCAGCTCAATGGGAACCAGAAGTTTGGCAGCCGCCGAGAAAAATGTTGTATCTCTGTTTAATGTATCAAGAACCTTTTCGTCATCCAGAAGATATTCTGCGGCGAAGAGGTTCGCTTCTTTTTCTGTAAGAGAGCTCTCGTCAAAGAGCCCTATATCGTGAAATGCCTTGACGCCCGATTTGCGATGAAGTACTGCGTGCCCCAGCTCATGCGAAACGATAATCCTTTGGATAACGACCGGCAGGTTGCAGTTGACGGTAATCGTGCGTATCCGCTTGCTCTCAAGATAGAACCCCTTGATGGCGTCGGGGTCTGTTCCGAGCGGCTGATAGAGCAATTTGATACCCATATCTGCGCACAGGCGAAACGGATCACGCTCACAGTACTTTCTCTGCAAAGACTCAACTGCCTCGCACACATCTGCGTATGACATTGCCACACCCCCTTGTATCTGGAAAAGGGTATAAAAATCCCTTTGTGAGTATTATAAACTCAGAACTGTACCATAAACAGGACAGTATCAAGACTTGCGACCGAATTTTGCCTTTGCTTCTTCTTTGCAGGTCACATAGGCAGTCATGACAGCCTGGAAAAAAGCGTCCTTCTGATCCTGGGACAGTTCACCGCCCGCAAACAAAGCAGCGTTGTCCCGCAACAGCTCATCCATATCCCGGACACCTTTTGCCCCATACAGTTCACGAGCCTGCTCAATATACTCGTCCTTCTCTATATCTTCCAAGGGATTCGTGCAGTCGTCATCTGAAAGATACCTTACGGACACCTTGAGGGCGTGCGCCAATTTTTCTGTGGTAGATTTCCTGGCTCTTGCACCGCCGGACTCATAAGAGGCAATGGTCCGCTGGGATACGCCAACCTCCTGAGCGAGGTCATGCTGCGTCATCTTTGCGACCTCACGGGCTCGTTTAATCTTGTCGGAAAAAGTCATAACCAATCTCCTCCGCTGTAGATTTTCGTTCTGTAACTTCATCAACTTCATTGAATCTATTGACAGGACTTCATCCTGTGATTATAATTTGAAATGAAGTTTATGAAGTTCTGCAATCATTATATGCGATACAACTTCATCTTGTCAAGAGCAAATTGTGAAGTTTTTCTGAAATGAGGCGGTCAATATGGAAAGAGCAATTCTTCATAGTGATTTGAACTGCTTTTATGCATCGGTCGAAATGATGCTTGACCCACGGCTTAGAGGCAAAGCAGTAGCGGTATGCGGCTGCACCGAGGATAGGCACGGTATCGTCCTTGCGAAATCCGAAAAAGCAAAACGGGCGGGTGTGAAAACCGGCATGGTCAACTGGGAGGCGCAGCGCTGCTGTAAGGATCTTATTATTGTACCGCCACAGTACGACCAGTACCTCAAGTACTCCAAGCTGACCCAAGCTATCTACCAAAGATACACCGACATGGTGGAGCCTTTCGGTATGGATGAATGCTGGCTTGATGTCACAGGCAGTCGTGCCGTCTGCGGCGATGCAATGAATATAGCTGAGCAGATTCGCCGCTCTGTACGGGAAGAACTTGGCCTGACAGTCAGCATTGGGGTTTCCTTTAATAAGGTGTTCGCCAAACTGGGATCTGATATGAAGAAGCCGGATGCCATCACAGAGATTTCAAGCGATGCTTTCAGAGAAAAAGTGTGGCCGCTCCCATGCAGCGATATGATTTACTGCGGCCCAGCCACCACGGCGAAACTTGCGCGGTATGGTGTCCGCTCTATCGGAGATGTTGCCGCTTGTGACCCAGTGTTTCTGAAGGGGCTTCTTGGCGTGAACGGACTTGGCCTGTGGAGCTACGCCAACGGCAGGGACAATTCCAGGGTCATGCACAAGGATTTTGTGTCACCCATCAAATCGGTGGGGCATGGTATAACCTGCATATCCGATCTGGAAAACGAGGATGAAGTGCGGAAAGTGATTCTTGCGCTCTCACAGGATATTGGTCATAAACTGCGTGTACACGGCCTTTCAACCCGTACCGTTCAAATCCATGTCCGAGGAAACGACCTTTTCGGTTCGCAATTTCAGTGCAAGCTCCCAATCAAAACACAGCTTCCGTCAGAAATCGCTGCCGCCGCTTTCCGCTGCTTTCAGGAGCGATATACCTGGAACACAAAGGTTCGAGCGGTGACCGTCCGCGCTATAGAGCTTTCCCCGAAGAGCGATGCGGAGCAGGTTTCGCTGTTTGACAATGTGCAGCAGCGCATAGCCAAGGAAAAGGTACAGGATGCCGTGGAGGAGATACGGGGGCGTTTCGGCAAAGCCGCCGTCACTTATGCATCTCTGCTTGGCGACTTAAAAATGCCCGCAGACGGACGAGATAAGGTTAAAATGCCGGGTATTATGTATCAATAGCGCAGGTTTTGTAAAAATTTCATCCAAACTACTTGACAAGGTACGGCTCTATGGATATAATATTGTTAGCATAACTGCTAACAAGCGAACAAGCAGCCGTGCTAATTCGATTCACCGTTGTGATGAGAGTTGCCCGTAATTTATGATAAGAGTGCCGAGAAGAAAAACAAATAGGCGAAAATGAATCAATAACAGGGCTTATAATGTTAAGTAGAAAAGGTGAACGACATGAACACACAGTACCAGAATTTTGGAGAGTTCCTGCAAAGGAAGCGCACTGAGAAACAAATCACGCTCCGCAAGATGGCGGAAATGATTGGGATTACTGCGCCCTATCTGACTGACATTGAAAAGGATCGCCGTAACCCTCCTGAAATGGAGAAGCTGGAGCTGATCTCTCGAATTCTCATGCTGAACGACGAGGATAAAACTACGATGTATGATCTGGCTGGCAAAAAGAGAAACTCTGTTGCCCCGGACCTGCCTGACTATATCATGGAACACGACTATGTGTCCGCTGCGCTCCGCACGGCACGTGATCTGGATGCAAGTGAGGCCGACTGGTTGAAGTTCGTCGAGGAGCTCAAGCAGCGAAAGGGGTAATTTATAAAGATGTACACTCCCTCTCTTCGAGTGAAGAACAACGGCGTACCGATTTTGAGCAAAGGCGAGATCGATGCCATCGGAGAGCGTTTCGTACAGGATTTTCAGCCGGAAGTCCTGACGAACCCCTCTCCCGTGGACATCGAGGGCTTTATCGAATTCTATCTTGGAATGACGCCGGATTATCAATATCTGTCCCATAATGGCGTGTACCTTGGGATGACTGTTTTTAACGACACCAATAAGGTGCCGGTTTTTGACCCTGCCACAAATCGGGCGGAGTACATCAGTGCCAAGGCCCGTACCGTCATCATCGACAACCGCCTTCTGGATGAGAGCCAACGGCATCGTTACCGCTTTACGCTCGGACATGAGGGTGGGCATGACATCTTCCATTCCGGCTATTTCTCGTATAACCCCGACCAGGTATCCATTTTTGACGATGAGCTCATCGCCCCCATGATACAGTGCCGGGTCGACAATGGCATGACAAATAAATCGGACACTCGCAAATGGGACGACCATGACTGGATGGAATGGCAGGCCAACCATCTGTCCGCTGCCGTTTTGATGCCGAAGTGTTCGGTGGATCTGCTGGCACGATCCTGCAAGGACAAGCTCAAAACCCCTACATCCCGTGCGATACTGATCGCTAAAATGTCTGACTGCTTCGATGTTTCCATCCAGGCGGCGACAAACAGGCTCAAAGACCTCGGTTACATCAAAACCAACGATACGACCGATTATTCCTACGCTTCTGCCATCATGGATTTTGCAGGCGTGGTCGGTTCTTGAGCGTCCATATCGAAAACTACAGCGGGTTTTACCGCCCGCTGTGTTTTTTTACAGCAAGCGTTAGCAAGTTTGCTAACAAGGTAACATTAAGGAGGTGGTGCCTATGACTACTGCAAGAAAGGAGGACCCCGATGGTAGCGTACCGAGATTGTAAGGGACATCTCGTCTGCATGGCGGATGCCCAGACAGGGATCGTTGAGATCCAGCACAAAGACCGTGCGGTAAGAATGACCGTGCCTGTGGGCGACAGCTTCACAGTGACACTGCGAGATACCGAAACGGTTATGACGCGAATCAGCACCAGGGCTTTCCAAGTGGAAAGCCACGCTCGTGCAGCGTAATGCACACAAAGTAAAGATCATCCGCAGAGCTGCAAGACGGCCAGGATTTAGCCTCCCCTTCGTGGGGTGCGCTATGTCCCGGCCGTCTTTTGTTTTTCTCGAAGGTCTGAAAAACCTTATATACCCTTGGGGCAAGTAGCCCTGCCAAATTTAATCTCAAAGCCTTGAGATGCGCATTAGAGGCGGCGGGATACATAGAGAACCGAAAACCCCACAGGGATTTTTTGAACTCGATGTACCCACCGTGCTTTGCCATGCCTTCTTGTAGGTGTTGTCTGCCGGTGAGTCCGTCGTGACCACCGGCTCTTTTTGTGTCCCGGCCGCTCGGTGCCGCCTCAAGCGGAAAGGACACATTATGAAAATCAAATACGCATTCTTGGACGGAACAGTGACGGAGGTCGAGGTTTCTGACGAAATCGGTGCCGTCATCATCGACAGCCGTAAGGCGGAGCACGCGCAGGACGAGCGTCATCGCTACCATTGCTACTCCTACGACGCCATCGACTACGAGGGCGAAGAATACGGTGCTTGCGACGAATATGCCGTAGAGGATGATTCGGCAGAACAGACCGCTCGTATCCGAGAAGCCTTCTCGCATTTGACTGCCACCCAGCAGCGCCGGCTTCGACTGTACGCAAACGGCAAGACCCTGCGGGAAATCGCTGCCATCGAAGAGGCCAGCTTTCAGTCTGTTTCCGAGTCCATCGAGGCAGGCAGAAAAAAGTTTTTGAAAATTTTCCGCCAGACACCCTGACAAATCCCCGATTTTTCTGGGTACACCGGAAGGCAACAAAATACAAGCCCTCCGGAAAGGACGGTAACCCCGTATGAGACACAACTTGAATATCCGTGTTTCAGACAAGCCCAAAAACGGCGGTGTAGTCGCTTGCAGAACGGTCAGTATCCGTGAAAAGATCTTCACCCTGCTCTTGGGTCCCAAGCAGAAGGTCATGGTCGTGGTTCCCGGCAACTCGGTCGAGTCCATTGCCATCACCGAAGTTCCAATGGGAGGTGGCGCACATGAGTAAGGTTAAACTCCTGCTCAATGTAGTCGAGGATCTTCGCTCCCTGGCGGACAGCGTTCAGGCTGTGGCAGATGCCATGCTGCAGAATGAGCCGACTATCGATGCAGAGCCGAAGGAACCTACACCCGCTCCCCAAAAGGAACTGACGCTGGAAGAAGTCCGAGCGGTGCTTGGCGAAAAGAGCCGAGCCGGATTCACAACCGAGATCCAGGCGCTCCTTAAGAAGTACGGCGCTCCGAAGCTCTCCGGCATCGACCCCAAGCACTACGAGGCACTGCTCAAGGATGTGGAGGTGCTGAAAGATGCCCCCTAATCGTCACGCAGTCCTCTCGGCATCCTCTTCCCATCGCTGGCTTCACTGCAATCCATCCGCAAGGTTGGAATTGGAGTTCGAGGACAGAGAAACGGAAGCCGCAGCAGAAGGCACCGCCGCTCATGCGCTGGCGGAACACAAGCTCCGCAAGGCGCTGAAGATGCGCTCCACCCGCCCGGTCAGCAAGTACGACTCCGACGAAATGGAGATGTACACAGACGGTTACCTGGAATTCGTTCTGGAAGCCATCGAGGAAGCCCGGCAGGACTGTCCTGACCCCAAGGTGCTCATTGAGCAGCGGCTTGACTTCTCCTGCTATGTGCCGGACGGCTTCGGCACCGGCGACTGCCTCATCGTGGCGGACAAGCTCCTCCACATTATTGATCTGAAATACGGTCAAGGGATTCTGGTGAATGCCGAAGAGAATCCTCAGATGATGCTGTATGCGCTCGGAGCACTCCGCATCTTCGATTGCCTCTACGACATCGAGACGGTTTCCATGACCATCTACCAGCCCCGCCGGGAGAATGTCAGCACCTGGGTCATTTCAGTCACCGACCTTCGGAAATGGGCGGAAAAGACGCTGAAGCCAAAGGCAGAGCTTGCCTTCAAGGGCGAAGGCGAATACTGCCCCGGAAGCTGGTGTCAGTTCTGCAAGGCGGCGGTCAAATGCCGCGCCAGAGCCGATGCCAAGCTCCAACTTGCCAAATACGAGTTTGCCCAGCCGCCCCTGCTTTCCGATGCGGAGATCGGCGACATTCTCGGCAAGCTGGAGGACCTCACCAAATGGGCGAATGAACTCATGGCCTACGCCCAGGACGCAGCGGTCAACCACGGAAAACAGTGGCCCGGCTACAAGCTGGTGGAAAGCCGCACCAACCGCAAATACACCGACGAGGATGCCGTTGTCGCCGCTGCCCGTGCAGCCGGTTATACCGACATCTTCAAGAAATCGCTCATCACCATCACCGAGATGGAGAAGCTCATGGGCAAAAAGACCTTTGCCGAGGTGCTCGGCGGTCTGGTTATCAAGCCCAAAGGAAAGCCGACGCTCGTTCCCGCATCCGACAGGCGCCCGGCTATCACGTCCACGGGTGCAAAACAAGACTTTACCGACTATAAAGGAGAACTGTAATTATGGCTAACAAGATGAATTCGACCAAAGTTGTGACCGGCGTTGTCCGCCTGTCCTACGCAAACGTGTGGGAGCCTGCCTCCATCAATGGCAGCAACCCCAAGTATTCCGTGTCCCTCATTATTCCGAAATCCGATAAGCAGACCCTCGACGCCATCAACGCCGCCGTGGACGCTGCCATCAAGGAGGGCGTCGCCAAGTTCGGCGGGAAGATCCCCAACAAGGCGGCTCTGAAGCTCCCGCTCCGTGACGGCGATACCGAGCGTGACGATGAAGCCTACAAGAACAGCTTCTTCGTAAACGCCAACAGCACCACCGCGCCCCAGATCGTGGACCGCAGCGTCCAGCCGATCCTTGACCGCTCCGAGGTGTATTCCGGCTGCTACGCCAGAGTGTCCGTCAACTTCTACGCCTTCAACTCCAACGGCAACCGCGGCATCGCCTGTGGTCTTGGCAACATCCAAAAGGTTCGTGACGGTGAGCCTCTCGGCGGCAAGTCCTCTGCGGCTGACGATTTCGCCACCGACCTGGACGACGACTTCCTGTCCTGAGAAAGGAGTGCAACACAATGGAACTGATTCAGAACATCCTGGTAACCGCCCTCCTTGGAATCTGGGCCTGCCTCAGCATCGGCTTCTTCGTTTGGTTGGTGCAGGGCATCAGCAATGACCACAAGCGTGAAAAACGTGAGAAGGAACAGGCTTCCCGTGACCTGGAATACCACGAGAAGCGCATGAAGGAATTCAAGTAACCCCAGACGACTCTGTGGGTGGCAGAAATTGACCTCTGCCACCCATATTCCGTAGGAAGGAATGCGTATGAAAACACTTAGCATCGATATTGAGACATTCTCCTCAGAGAACCTCACCAAATGCGGCGTGTACCGCTATGCCGAAGCCCCAGACTTTGAGGTGCTGCTCTTCGGCTACTCCGCAGACGGTGCACCGGTGCAGGTCGTGGATCTGACTGCCGGAGAAACGCTTCCTGCCGATGTCCGCTCTGCGCTGACCGACCCTGCCGTGACCAAATGGGCATTCAATGCACAATTCGAGCGTGTGCGTCTGTCCCGCTATCTTGGATACCCAACCGGACAATATCTCGACCCGTCCTCCTGGCACTGCACGATGGTCTGGGCGGCAACGCTGGGTCTGCCACTTTCGCTGGAAGGCGTCGGTGCCGTGCTGGGTCTGGAAAAGCAGAAGCTCAAAGAAGGCAAAGACCTCATCCGGTATTTCTGCACTCCGGCGAAAGCAAGAGACGGTTCGCCCATTCGACATTATCCGACAGATGCGCCGGAGAAATGGTCGCTGTTCAAAGCCTACAACCTCCGGGATGTAGAAACGGAAATGTCCATCCAGCAGAAGCTCTCCAAGTTCCCAGTCACGGAATCCGAGTGGCACAACTACACCCTCGACCAGCAGATCAATGACCGGGGCATCATGCTCGACCGCACCCTCGTCACCCAGGCGATTCGTTGTGATGAACGCTTCAAGCGGACGCACATGGAGCAGGCTCGCTCCGTCACCGGCTTGGATAACCCAAACAGTCCGGTGCAGCTCAAGGCGTGGCTTGCCGAAAAAGGCGTGGAGGCAGATTCACTCTCCAAAGCCGCCGTGGCGGATATGCTCGAAAAAGCGGACGGTGAAGTGGAGCTGGCGCTCTCCCTGCGGCAGGAGCTTGCCAAGAGCAGCGTCAAGAAATACACGGCCATGCAGACCGTGGTGGGTTCGGATGACCGTGCCAGAGGGCTTATCCAGTTTTACGGGGCCAACCGCACCGGCCGCTATGCCGGTCGACTCATCCAGGTGCAGAACCTGCCGCAGAACCATCTGCCGGATCTGGATATCGCACGGGCACTGGTTCGCAGCGGCAATACGGATGCCGTGGAAATGCTCTATGACTCCGTGCCGCTGGTACTGTCCGAGCTTATCCGCACCGCTTTTGTGCCGAAACCCGGCTGCCGTTTTTATGTGGCAGACTTCTCCGCCATCGAGGCGAGAGTCATCGCGTGGATCGCCGGAGAGCATTGGCGGCAGGATGTTTTTGCAAAAGGCGGCGACATTTACTGCGCTTCCGCTTCGCAGATGTTCCATGTCCCCGTGGAAAAGCACGGTGTGAACGGGCATCTGCGGCAGAAAGGCAAAATTGCCGAGCTGGCTCTTGGCTACGGTGGCTCCGTAGGTGCGCTGAAAGCAATGGGCGCACTGAACTACGGCTTACAGGAAGAAGAACTGAAACCGCTGGTGGATGCCTGGCGTCTGTCCAATCCTCACATCACAAAGTTCTGGTGGGATGTGGACAAAGCAGCTTCCACCTGCGTCCGAGAGCGAACTACCACAGAAACACACGGCATTCGCTTCTATTATCAGAGCGGCATGATGTTCGTGGTGCTGCCTTCCGGCAGACGGCTGGTGTATGTGAAGCCGAAAATGGATCTGAACCGCTTCGGCAATGAGTCCGTGACCTATGAAGGTGTCGGCGAACAGAAAAAGTGGCTGCGGCTGGAAAGCTACGGACCCAAGTTCGTGGAGAACATCGTCCAGGCAACGGCAAGGGACATTCTTGCGGAAGCTATGCTCCGGCTGAATGCTGCCGGGTACCGCATCGTCATGCACGTCCACGATGAAGCGGTCATCGAAGCACCGCCGGATACTTCTTTGGAGAATATCTGCTCCGTCATGGGGCAAACGCCCACTTGGGCATCGGGGCTGCTGCTCCGAGCAGACGGCTATGTCTGCGATTTTTATAAGAAAGACTGAGGTGACCCAAATGGGAGTCAATAAATTTAATTGCGAGGGGTATTACGACCCCACTGCCTACGAGGCACTGACAAAGATTGAGCAGGAAGCCAAGGCACTTCGAGCCTTCCGTCCTGTGGTGTATATCTGCTCTCCGCTGGCTGGGGATATGTTGAAGAACCAGGAGAACGCCCGTACTTACTGCCGCTTCGCCGTGGAAGCCGGGTGCGTACCCATCGCACCACATATCTATTTCACCCAATTCATGAACGACAATGACCGCAAGGAGCGTGACTTGGCACTGTTCATGGACATCGTCCTACTCTCCAAATGCGCCGAGCTGTGGGTGTTTGGAGAGAAAATCACCAGCGGCATGAGCATCGAGATCGAGAAAGCAAAACGAAAAGGTCAGCTTATCCGCTACTTTACCGAAAACTGTGAGGAGGTACACAGATGAAGATCGCAGTCGGCAATAGCCGCATGGATAAAAAGTGGAAGAATCAGGACATCTCCTGGGCGGATCTCTGCGCCCGCTGCGGCAGCACCATCCGCACCACGGAAACGGTCGAAGAATACCGCAAGCTGAAAAAGGGTCAGCAGGACGGCATCAAGGATGTGGGCGGTTTTGTCGGAGGGCATCTCCGGGAAGGTCGCCGCAAAAACGGCATGGTGCTGTGCCGCTCTCTGCTCACGCTGGATATGGACTACGGCACCCCGGATATCTGGGATGAAATTACGCTGTTCCACGATTTCAAGTGCTGCGTCTATTCCACCCATAAACACACGCCGGAGCATCCCCGCCTTCGTTTGCTCATTCCGCTGAAGCGGGAAATCAGTGAGGAGGAATATCCGGCAGTCGCCCGCATGGTGGCAAAGGAGATCGGTATCGACCTCTTTGACGATACCACTTACGAGGCATCCCGGCTCATGTACTGGCCTTCCACCTCCTCTAACGGCGAGTTTTTCTACAAGGTGCAGGACGGTGCAGAGCTTGACCCGGATGAGTACCTTTCCCACTACGATGATTGGCACGACGCCTCCACCTGGCCGGTTTCCAGCCGCCAGTCCGAGGTGATGCAGCACAGTATCGCCCAGCAGGCCGACCCGCTGACAAAGCCGGGTGTGGTGGGTGCTTTCTGCCGAGCCTATACCGTGGAGGAAGCCATCGATGCCTTTCTCTCGGAAGTGTATGCGCCGTCTGCGATGAACGGCCGTTACGACTATATCCCCGCCGATTCGTCTGCCGGTGTCATCGTCTACGACGGCAAGTTCGCATACAGCCACCATGCCACCGACCCGGTCTGCGGTCGGCTGCTGAATGCTTTTGACCTGGTGCGACTGCACCGCTTCCGTGACCTGGACGATAAGTGCGCCCCGGATACCGCACCCGGCAAACTGCCGTCCTTCCAAGCAATGTCGGATTTTGCCCTCAAGGACGAGAAAGTCAAAGCGGTCTTTGCCGAGGAGCGCAAAGCCCAAGCAAGCGAAGAATTCTCCGACGAGGACTGGCAGAAAGCCTTGGAGCTGGACAAAGCCGGCAAGGTGAAAAACACGCTGCAGAACCTCACCGTAATCCTCATGAACGACCCGCTTCTGAAACCGCTGGTGTTCAATCAGCTTCTGGACGGCATGGAGATCAAGGGCGATGTGCCTTGGCGGCACCCCTCGAAATTCTGGCGGGATGCGGATGATGCCCAGCTTATCAGCTATGTGGATTCCCACTACGGCACCTTTTCTGCAAGAAACTATGACATCGCCGTGGCGAAGGTCACGGACGACCGCTCCTACCATCCCATTCGGGAGTTCATTGAAAATCTGCCGGAGTGGGACAAGGTTCCCCGTGTGGACACGCTGCTCATCGACTACCTCGGTGCCGACGACAACGAATATGTCCGTGCCGTCACCCGGAAAACGCTCTGCGCCGCCATCAAGCGTGTGCTGTATCCCGGCTGCAAATTTGACTCCATGCTGGTGCTGAACGGTCCCCAGGGTGTCGGTAAAAGCACCCTTATCGCCAAGCTGGCCGGAGAGTGGTTTTCGGACAGTCTGAACCTGGGCGACACCAAGGATAAGACCGCTGCCGAGAAGCTGCAGGGGTACTGGATCTTGGAGATCGGCGAACTGGCAGGTCTGAAGAAGGCCGAGGTGGAAACGCTGCGTTCCTTCCTCTCCCGTCAGAACGACATTTACCGTGCGGCATTCGGCAAACGGGCGACGCCGCATCTGCGCCAGTGCGTGTTCTTCGGCACCACCAACGCCGAGTCCGGCTATCTGCGGGACACCACCGGAAACCGCCGCTTCTGGCCGGTCAAGACGCCGGGTACGGGCATCAAGCACTCCTGGGATCTGACCCCGGAGCTCATCTGCCAGATCTGGGCGGAAACGCTGGTGTATGTGAAGCAGGGCGAGAAGCTCTATCTGAGCGCCGAATTGGAAGCCCTGTCGAAAGCCGAACAGCGGGAGGCGATGGAGTCCGACGAGCGTGAAGGGCTTGTCCGGCTGTATCTCGACACGCTGCTCCCGGAGGATTGGGACGGCATGGACATCTTCGAGCGCCGCAACTTCCTCACAGGCAGCGACTTCGGCGATACCCAAAAGCATGGTACGGTCAAGCGCACCCAGGTGTCCAACATGGAGATTTGGTGCGAGTGCTTCGGCAAGGAACGTGCCAATATCCGCAGAACGGACAGCAACGAGCTGACCGCCATCCTTGCCCGTCTTGGCTGGAAGCGGCTGGACAGCAAGGTGCGTATCCCGCTTTACGGTCCGCAGTATGTCTTTGTTCCCAAGGAGTGTTCCTAATGAAAATGACTGTACCCGACATCCTTCGGAACAGGTTCCGGGGAGAAGCATATCCGCTCGGCACATTTAAGGGAACACCCCATGGGAACGGCGGCGGCCCCATAAGTACCAAAGAAAACAGGCGGTCTTGTTCCCGTGTTCCTAACCTTTCTTATATATCGAAAGAAGAAGGAATAAAGAGCAACAAGCACGCAATACCCGCATTTGCGCACGTAAAGGGCTTTTCGGGTTTTGAGAACACAGGAGGTCATTATGCGTGAGAAAACGATAGAAGCAAAGCTGGTGCAGGCTGTACGCACAAAAGGCGGTCTTGCACCGAAGTTTACAAGCCCCGGCCTTGATGGTGTACCGGACCGTCTGGTACTCCTGCCCGGCGGCAGAATCGCCTTCATTGAGTTGAAAGCACCGGGCAAAACACTCCGCCCTCTGCAAGTAAGGCGAAAAAGGCAGTTAGAAGCACTCGGCTTTTCGGTGTACTGCATCGATAGCCCCGAACAGATTGGAGGGATACTCAGTGAAATACAAGGCGCATGACTACCAGGCGTATGCCACGAACTTCATCCTGGAGCATCCAATCTCCGCTGTATTCCTCGACATGGGTCTTGGTAAGAGCATCATCACGCTTTCCGCCATCTTCGACCTTTGCCTCGACAGTTTTCTGGTTCGCAAGGTGCTGGTCATCGCTCCGCTGCGTGTCGCCAGAGATACATGGCCTGCGGAAATCCACAAGTGGGATCATCTGCATGGGCTGACCTACTCGGTGGCTGTCGGTACAGAAGCAGAGCGCAAGGCGGCACTCCGGCAGCGGGTCAGCGTGTACATCATCAACCGGGAGAATGTCCAGTGGCTCATTGAGGAGAGCGGCATCCCTTTCGACTACGACATGGTGGTCATCGATGAGCTGTCCTCCTTCAAGAGCTATCAGGCAAAGCGGTTCAGAACTCTTCTGAAAGTCCGTCCCGGCATCAAGCGCATCGTGGGCCTGACCGGCACGCCAAGCAGCAACGGTCTTATGGATCTCTGGGCAGAGTTCCGCATCCTTGATATGGGCAAGCGGCTCGGTCGGTTCATCACCCATTACCGCAACACCTTCTTCCGCCCGGACAAGCGCAACGGACAGGTGGTGTTCAGCTACAAGCCGCTGCCCGGTGCGGAGGAACAGATCTACGATGCCATCTCCGACATCACCATCTCCATGAAAGCCGTCGACCATTTGGATATGCCGGAGTGCGTTCATAATGACGCCATTGTGACGCTATCCGAAACAGAGCGCAAAGCCTACGATGCCATGAAACAAGACCTGGTTATCTCGCTGAAAGGCGAAGAAATCGACGCCGGGAACGCCGCAGTGCTTGCGAATAAGCTCTCCCAGATGGCAAACGGAGCAGTCTACGGAGAGGACAAGCGTGTGTTTCAGATACACGACCGCAAGCTGGATATGCTGGAGGATCTCATCGAAGCCGCAAATGGGAAACCCGTCCTTGTGGCGTACTGGTTCAAGCACGACCTGGAGCGCATCTCCGAGCGGCTCCACAAACGACACATCCCGTTCAGTCTGCTGGACGATTCCGACAGCATCCGCAGATGGAACAGCGGTGAGCTGCCCGTGGCACTCATCCACCCGGCTTCTGCCGGTCATGGGCTGAACCTGCAGGCAGGCGGCTCGACCCTCATTTGGTTTGGGCTGACCTGGTCGCTGGAGCTTTACCAGCAGACCAACGCCCGACTGTGGCGGCAAGGACAGACCGCCGATACCGTGGTCATTCACCACATTATTGCCAAAGACACCATCGACGAGCGCATCATGACAGCGCTCCGTAAAAAAGAAAAGACCCAGACCGCACTCATCGATGCGGTCAAGGCCAACTTGGAGGGATGAGAATGGAAACCTGTTATACGAACCTCGCAAACGCTATTATTCTGGCGGCAGCGAAAGATCATCGCCGTGCGCTGCGCCGTTTGAAGAAATACCCCTGGGACAAGGATGCCGAATCCGTCAGAAAGGATTGTGAGCGGTTTTTCCGCTCCAGCTGGTTTCAGACGCTTACTTCTCTGGACGGTGAGGTGCTGATCGAAAAACTCCACCGGGAGGTGTACGGCGTATGACGGCAAAGGAATATCTCAGTCAGGCATACCGCCTCGACCAGCGTATCGATTCCAACATTGCGGAGATCACCCGCCTGCGGGAAATGGCCTGCGGTATCTCCTCGCCGTCCTGGGAGGAAAAAGTGCAGACCACTCGCAACACGGATGCGCCCTTCGTGCGGTGCCTGGAAAAGATCATGGACCTTGAGAAGGTGGTCAACAGTGAGATTGACACCCTCGTTGACTTGAAACGGCAGATCCGCACGACAGTGGACACCGTTGCCAATGTCAACGAGCGCATGGTTCTCCGCTACCGCTACATCCACAACATGACCTGGGAGCAGATCGGCGGAGAGTTGAACGCAGATGAAAGCACCATTCGCAGATGGCATAAGGCAGCTCTTTCGGCAGTGGTTTTACCCACCGACCCGATTCGGATCTGAAAGACGCCGGAAATACCCGCCTTTGTCGGTAGATGCCCACCTCGACATTATGATATGATATAATCAGCGAAAAAGAATCGAGGACAGCCTCATGGGAGCAATCCCGTGGGGCTTTTCTTATGCCCAAGGAGGTGAAACGATGCCGAAGAAACCGCTGCGACCCTGCTCTCATCCCGGCTGCCCCAACCTCTGTGAAGGGCAGTTCTGTGAACAGCACCGAACGGAGGAACGCCGTAAATACGATAAATACGAGCGCAGTTCCGATGTCAACCGCAAGTACGGCAGAGCATGGAAACGCATCCGTGACCGCTATGCAGCAGAGCATCCCCTCTGTGAGATGTGTCTCAAGGAAGGTCGGCTGACTCCGGTACAGGAAGTTCACCACATCCTGCCCGTTTCCAAAGGCGGCACTCACGCAAGGGACAACCTGATGAGTCTCTGTCAGTCCTGCCACACCAAGATCCACCACGACCTCGGTGACCGGTAGGGGGATGAAAATCTCCGGGACCTTTTCGGTCGGGCAACGGCCCGGGGTCACGTGTGCGAAAAAGGCAAAATCAAAAGGGTAATTAAGGGAGGTGAACTCGGATGCCCACAAAATCGAATAACACAGGCGGGCGCGGTGGTGCAAGACCCGGTGCGGGAAGGAAAAAAACCGCAGTCAAGGAGAAAGCCGAAAACGGGAATCCCGGCGGCAGAAAACTTGAAGTGCTGGATATTCCCGAAGTCGAGGGTGTTGCTATGCCGAAGCCCCATGATTTTCTTTCCGCCGAGCAGCGCGACGGCAGCGTCCTGCAGGCACAGGAGATCTACACGGAAACCTGGCAATGGCTCAAAGGTATCGGCTGCGCCGCAAAGGTGTCGCCGCAGCTTTTGGAGCGCTACGCCATGTGTTCCGCCCGTTGGGTGCAGTGCGAGGAAATGACCAACCGCATGGGTTTCCTCTCCAAGCACCCCACCACAGGAAAGCCGATCCCGTCTCCGTTTATCAACATCGGCATCAACTACATGAACCAGGCGGTTCGGCTCTGGAATGAGATCTTCCAGATCGTGAAAGAAAACTGCAGCACGGAATACGGCGAGTCAACGCCGCAGGATGACCTCATGGAACGCCTGCTCCGTGCGAGAAAGGGGTAACACCATGTTTGAAAAAGTAAATCCCTGCCACCCGGACAAGGTGGCAGACAGAATTGCCGGTGCGCTCGTTGACCTGGCATACAAGAAAGCAGAAAATCCCCGCATCGCCGTGGAAGTCCTCATCGGCCACGGTGTGTGCCACATCATAGTGGAAACCTCCGTCATGATGGACAAGTCGGAGGTTGTTGCCACCGTTCACCGCATTGCCGGAAATCTCACCGTGGACTATGCGGAAGTGCCGCAGGACGGTCACCTTGCCGATAACCAGGCAGACGGCGTCCGCTGCGGTGACAATGGCATCTTCAAAGGAATGCCCGTGACCGAGGAGCAGAAAAAGCTGTCGCAGATCGCACGGGACATTTTCTCCGTGTATCCCCATGACGGGAAGTACATTCTGGACGGTGACCGGCTCATCCTCTGTCAGAGCAATGCCGAGACACAGCATCTGCGCGAGATTTATCCCGATGCGGAAATCAATCCGCTCGGCGACTGGACAGGCGGCACCGATGTGGATACCGGTGCTACCAACCGCAAGCTCGGCTCGGATATGGCCGACTCGGTGACCGGTGGCGGTCTGCACGGCAAGGATCTGTCCAAGGCGGATGTATCCGTGAATATCTACGCTTTCCTCAAAGCCCAGGAAACCGGCAAGCCCGTGACGCTCTGCTGCGCTATTGGGGACGATACCGTGGATGGCAGACCCTATGCTGAGATTGTGGAGATTGCCCGGAACTACATCCGCTCGGTGGGCGGTTTCGAGAAGTTTGCGGAATGGGGGCTGATCTGATGAAAACAACGACTGAGATGCAGCTTGTCCCCATTACGAAGCTGGTGCCCTATGTTAATAACGCCCGGACACACAGCCCGGAGCAGATCAATAAGCTCCGCTCCTCACTGCGTGAGTTTGGCTTCATCAATCCCGTTATTATCGACCGTGACTATGGCGTGATTGCCGGTCACGGTCGTATTCTTGCTGCCAAGGAGGAAGGCATCTCTGAGGTGCCGTGCGTCTTTGCCGACCACCTCACCGAAGCCCAGAAGAAAGCCTACATCATTGCCGACAACCGCATGGCGATGGATGCCGGATGGGACGAAGAGCTTCTGCGTGTGGAGATCGAGTCTCTGCAGGCGGCGGACTTTGACACGCTCCTCACCGGCTTTGACGAAAAAGAATTATCAAAACTTTTTGATGACGGCATCGAAGCCGAAGAGGATGACTTTGATGTGGATGCCGAACTGCAAAAACCGACCTTTTCAAAACCGGGCGATGTATGGACACTTGGCAGACACCGACTCATCTGCGGCGACAGTACAAAAGAGGAAACCTACACCGCACTCATGGACGCCCGCAAGGCGAACCTCGTTATTACCGACCCGCCCTACAATGTGAACTACGAGGGCAGTGCCGGGAAAATCAAAAACGACAACATGGCATCGGAGAAGTTTTTCGACTTCCTCTTCGATGCTTTTTCCAATATGGAGAAGGTCATGGCGGACGATGCATCCATCTATGTGTTCCATGCCGACACCGAAGGGCTGAACTTCCGCAAGGCATTTGACGCTGCCGGGTTCTATCTCTCTGGCTGCTGTATCTGGAAGAAGCAGTCGCTGGTGCTGGGACGCTCCCCGTACCAGTGGCAGCACGAGCCGTGCCTCTATGGCTGGAAAAAGAAAGGCAAACACCAATGGTACACTGGGCGCAAGGAGTCCACGATCTGGGAGTTCGACAAGCCCAAGAAAAACGGCGACCACCCAACCATGAAGCCGATTCCGCTTTTGGTCTATCCCATTCAGAACAGCTCTATGGCAAACTCCGTGGTGCTCGACCCCTTCGGCGGCTCCGGTTCTACGCTCATTGCCTGTGAGCAGACCGACCGCATCTGCTATACCATTGAACTGGATGAGAAGTTCTGCGACGTCATCGTAAAACGGTACATCGAGCAGGTCGGCTCGGATGAAAAGATCAGCGTTCTGCGGGATGGGAAAGTACTGCCCTTCACTGAGGTGGCAAATACCGCACCGGAGGTGTGAGCGTGAAAGAGCAATATCACCTTGTTTCCTTTTCCGGCGGCAAGGACTCAACCGCCATGCTTCTTGGGATGCTGGGGCGCGACATGAAAATTGACTGCATTCTTTTCTGTGATACAGGGCTTGAATTTCCTGCTATGTATGATCATATCGCAAAGGTTGAAAAGGACATCGGTCGGAAAATTACCAGCGTCAGAGCCGAGCACACCTATGAGGAACTCATGTTTGATGTTCCGGTACGGCGTAGTGCAGATTCGCCTGTCGTCCGGCAATACGGAGCACAACTGAACGGCTATGGCTGGCCGGGACCACGGCAACGGTGGTGTACCACGCGCCTCAAGGCGATGCCGCGAGAGCGTTTTCTGCGGGAACTGCGAAAACAGTATGAAGTCATTGAATATGTCGGCATTGCCGCCGATGAGCAATATCGCCTGGAACGAGCGAACAATCAGAATCCCAACCACCGACATCCATTGGTAGACTGGGGCTGGACGGAGCGCGACTGCCTGCGGTACTGCTATGAGCGAGGATATGATTGGGATGGCCTGTATGAGCATTTCAAGCGCGTGTCCTGTTGGTGCTGTCCGCTGCAATCATTGACGGAGCTGCGGGAGCTGCATCAGCACTTCCCAGAGCTCTGGGAGCAACTGAAAACATGGGATAAACGAACCTGGCGAAACTTCCGTGCCGACTACAGCGTGGAGGATTTGGAGGTTCGTTTTTTGCTGGAGCGCGAGTGGACGGCTGCCGGAAAGTCTATCCGAAGCAGAGCGTTCTACACTGCGCTGAGAGAACGATTGGAGGCATCCAGATGAAAACTGAAAAGCCTTTGACCCTCGGAAGCCTCTTTGACGGCTCCGGGGGGTTTCCATTGGGTGGGCTGCTTGCCGGTATCACTCCCGTGTGGGCATCGGAAATTGAGCCGTTTCCCATTCGGGTGACCACCAAGCGCCTGCCTTTTATGAAGCACTACGGGAATATCTCCGCTATGGACGGCGGCAAGATTGAGCCTGTGGATATTATCACCTTCGGCAGCCCGTGCCAGGACATGAGCGTGGCAGGTCGAAGGGACGGTCTGGACGGTTCCCGTTCCAGCCTTTTCTATGAAGCCGTCCGAATCATCAAAGAAATGAGGTGTGCCACCGATGGCAAATATCCAAGATGGATCTGTTGGGAGAATGTTCCCGGTGCCTTCTCCTCAAACAAGGGCGAGGACTTCAAAGCCGTCCTCGAAGCGGTCATCGGCATCGTCGAGCCGAATGCCCAGGTGCCTATGCCTGAAAAGGCACGATGGCCCTACGCCGACCTATACATGGGAGATGGATGGAGCGTTGCGTACCGAACTCTTGACGCACAATACTGGGGAGTTCCCCAGCGAAGACGCCGCATCTACCTTGTCGCAGATCTTGCAGGCGGAAGCGCCGGAAAAATATTATTTGAGTCAGAAGGCCTGTCTGGGTATTATGCGGAGAGCTTCCGCTCGTGGCAAAGAGCTGCCGGAGGTTTTACGCCTTGCGTTGGAGCGGCAGGCTTCGATGGATACAACGGCAGTCTGACGGACGACACTTCCGCCACCCTCGGCGTGAACTGCGGAATGAGTACCGGTCGGAATGGTATTGTTTTGAATGACCAGGGCGGCAACCGAATGGATGTCACCGAGGAGGTTACCTCCACACTCCGAGCAGAAGCGCATCATCCGCCCTGCGTAATGGAATCGGCAGGCTTCTGCACCGAGCATTCTGCCAAGAGCCGCACCATCGGCTATGAGGAAGAGTGTTCTCCCACGCTCCGTGCAGGCGTTGTTCCTGCGGCGGTGGCACTGGAAAACCATCCAACCGACAGTAGGGTCAAACTTTCTGAGGACGGCAATGTGCAGACGCTGACCTCCCGCATGGGTACAGGTGGCAACAATGTGCCGCTTGTGATGAAGATCCGCTCCGGCTGTGAAGGTGGCGGCAAGGGACCTCTCATCCAAGAGAACAAATCCGCCACCTTGTCCTGCAACAACGACCAGACGCTGTTCGAGCCTTGCGGCTGGGACGGCGGACAGGTTTCTCCGACCCTCACCAAGCAGAATGCCGGAGGAAATCAGCGTATGCCGGACAAGGACAACTTCACCTGCGTCCTTCAGCCCTTCGGGATCTCCTCCAAGGACTCCAATGCCATGAAGTCGGATAATCCCCACAGCGGCATCTACGAAGCCGAAACCGCACGGACGCTTGACGGCAACGGCGGCAACCCCTCCTGCAATCAGGGCGGCATTGCCGTGGTTGCTTTCACGCAAAATCAGCGGGATGAAGTTCGTGACCTGGGCGACCGCTCCGCTGTGGTGTGCGCCAACGCAGGGACGAAACAGCAGACCTTTGTGCTGCAAGGCTCCATGATCGGCCGTGAGGACAAGAACGGTCCCCAGGGCGACGGCATCAACGAGGATGTCAGCTTCACCTTAAATACCGTTGACCGCCATGCCGTTTATGCCATGACCACGGGCAGCTTCACCCAGGTTTCCAAGGAAAAAGCGCCGACCGTCCTCGCACGGGATTACAAAGACCCGACCGCCGTCTGCTACGGCATTGGCAGAGATACCTTCAACCAAGGTCAGAACGCCAAGTTCGCTCCGACCTTTGAAAAGGAGCTTCAGCCGACACTGGTGGCAAAAGGGCCGGGTGCTATCCAAAGCGGATACACCGTCCGCCGTTTGACGCCCACCGAGTGCGCCAGACTCCAAGGCTTCCCGGACAACTGGTGTGCCGACCTCGGTACGAAAAAACCGTCTGATGAGGAAATGTACTTCTGGCACAAGGTGTTCAAGACCTACTCCGCAGTGACCGGCTGCAAAACGAAGTCCGACAAGCAGGTTGCAAAATGGCTGAAAGACCCGTATTCCGACAGTGCGGAATATAAGATGTGGGGCAACGGTGTGGCACTGCCGTGCGTATGGTTCGTGCTCTGCGGAATTGTGTGGTATGCACAGTCCGTCGGCGATAATGCGCCGATATAATCTACACCGGAAATGTGCAGATATAGCTGGATAAGTGCCCAACCTGACGGTAATATGTGACTACCATAAAACAAGGAGGTCACGAACATGACGATTACAATCCATGCACAGGGCGCAGAGCGCAAGCGGCTGGTGCAGACCATCTCCGACTGGCTCGGTGTCCCCGCAAAGTACTGTGGTGCACCCACATTCAACTATGAGGTGGATTACTTCACCATCGACCGAAACGGCAGCCTTTCCTTTGATGACCGTGCCGACAGTGAGGTCATTGAGTGCCTGCTGCAGCACATCTACGATGAGGGCTTTGACATCGACCAGAGCCACACTGATGACGAGGACGAGCCTTGCGCTGTCTGCATTTCCATGCCGAAGAGTCTGTTCACCGACAGCAATCTGGAAAACCTCAAGGCACTCATTGCCGCCAAGGGTGGTCTTATCAAGAAAGCTCTCGGAGTCCCTGACCTGCCACTGGAAATCACGGACACGAAGGTATCCTTCCCTTGGTTCCCGGCGACTCCAATCCCGGACGAGATGAAAGCCTATGACACCTTTATTTGCAAGCTGTGCGAGATGGCACGGAATCAGAAACGGATTAACGCAACGGAAAAGCCGACCGACAATGAGAAATATGCATTCCGCTGCTTTCTCCTGCGGCTCGGCTTTATCGGTGCGGAATACAAGACCGCTCGAAAAATCCTGCTGAAGAACCTCTCCGGCTCTTCGGCTTTCAGAAACGGAGGTGCGCGGCATGAGATTTCCGAGTAAAGAGACGGTCGAGCGGATCCGTAAGGAATACCCGGTCGGCACCCGTGTGGAGCTTGTTCAGATGGATGACCCACAGGCACCGCCTGTCGGCACGAAAGGCACCGTGCGAGGTGTGGATGACATCGGCGGCATCATGGTTACCTGGGATAACGGCTGCGGCTTAAGCGTGGCATACGGCGAGGATATCTGCCGTAAACTGCTGTAATATACACAGTTTCCAGACCACAAGATCGTGTAGTTTATAGCTCAGATATAACTGGATATAGTGTGCTTTCAGAGGTAATATGTGACTACCGAAAGGGAAAACAAACCAAAACGGAGGTCACAAACATGAGCCAGAGAACAGAAAACCAGGTAGCCGAAATGAAGAAGCAGACCATCGGGGTCGAGGTCGAAATGAACAGCATCACCAGAGAGAAGGCCGCAAGGCTGGCAGCCACCTTCTTCGGTACCGGGCGGTATGAGAACACCGCTTGCCGCAACGGCTACTGCACTTGGTCTGCTTGGGATGAGAGCGGACGCGAGTGGAAATTCCAGAAGGACGTCAGCATCGCGGGCCCGGACAGCGAGAAATGCGAGATGGTCACGCCGATCCTCACCTACGTTGACATGGAGACCTTGCAGGAGCTGGTTCGCCGCCTCCGCAAAGCCGGAGCAAAAAGCGATGCCACCAGAGGCTGCGGTGTTCACATCCACATCGGCGCCAAGGGGCACACGCCCCAAACGCTCCGAAACCTCGCAAACATCATGGCAAGCCACGAAGACCTCCTGGCAAGCGCACTGAACCTCGACAGATGCCGCATCAGCCGCTACTGCCGCACGGTTGACCCCAGATTCCTGGAACGGCTGAACAACAGAAAACCCACCACCATGGCAGCCTTGGCTGATATTTGGTACGGCAGCCAGAACGCCGACTACGGCAGAAGCCAGCACTACAACGACAGCCGCTACCATATGCTGAACCTCCACGCCACCTTCACCAAGGGAACGGTCGAGTTCCGGCTCTTCCAGTTCGATGCTCCGGCAGACGGCAAGCAGAACGGACTCCACGCTGGACAGCTCAAGAGTTACATTCAGCTGTGCCTCGCCCTGAGCCAGATGGCAAAGACGGTCAGAACCGCAAGCCCCAAGCCCCAGCAGAACGAGAACCCCAAATACGCAATGCGCACTTGGCTCCTTCGCCTCGGCTTTATTGGCGACGAGTTCAAGACCGCAAGAGAGCTCCTCACGAAGCGCCTGGATGGGGATACAGCCTTCCGCAGCGGCAGAGCAGCCGCTTGAAGGACGCAGCCCAGAGGCCCCCGAACCCGCTGATGGCGGGCTTTCGGTGGTAGAAGGCAACTTCGGAAAGGAGTATTTTTTATGGAAAAACGCTATTACATCGCTTATGGCAGCAACCTTAATGTCCGTCAGATGCGGATGCGCTGCCCGTCGGCACGGATCATCGGCACATCGGTTCTCAAGGATTACGAACTGCTTTTCAAGGGCAGCAAAACAGGCTCTTACCTTACGGTGGAAAAGAAGTCCGGCATCTCAGTTCCTGTTGCTGTATGGGAAGTCACCGCAGAGGATGAAAAAGCCCTGGACCGTTACGAGGGCTTCCCGAACTTCTATTACAAGAAGGAGTTGACCCTACCAATCAAGGGTATCCGCACGGGCAAAATCCGTAAGCGACGGGTATTCGTGTACATCATGCATGAGGACAGGCCCATCGGCATTCCGTCCATTCCTTATATGCAGACCTGCATCCAGGGCTACGACGATTTTGGCTTTGACCGGCTTGTGCTGATAGACGCTTATCTCAAATGTGGGGAGGAACATCATGAGGGAAAATAAAATCATCCGAATATCAGTCTGTCCCAGGTGCGGGCAAGCCTACCGGGAGCATCCAGCTCTTTCAAGGCTCGACAACGAAACACTCATCTGCCCGGATTGTGGCACACGGGAGGCGCTCGATTCCATCGGCGTAAAACCGGAGGAGCAGGAGCAGATCATCGCCTCCATTCACCGCTGCCGCCAGCCGGAATAACGCTGTAATATACACAGTTTTTACTCCGAATGATTGTGTAGTATATTCTCCGAAATGACTGGATATATCCCGGACATGACGGTAATATACACTCACAACAAAACAAACGGAGGTACACGGTTATGTGGAAAGAAAGCAGCATCAAGGTAAACGGCGAGGTTTTTCACTACTGGATGAAGCAGTACGACAAAGGTTCTGAGTGGGGCATCGACGGCGGACGCATTTCCAAGCTAATGTTCAAGCGGGACGGATACATTGTCTGCAACTACGACAGAGGCTGGGACATTGAGCCCACCGATGAGAACACGCAGCTTGCGCTGGAGCTTCTGCTCCACAGCGAGAACTGGTAAAAAACCGAAATTTCAAAGCAACGGCTCCGAAAGGGGCTGCTGCTCGTTGTACGGAAGGTCGCACCGATTTCGGTGGCGGCTATTTTTATTGCTCTGCCGGAGGGGGTGAGAAATTGCGAAAGCTGAAAAACTACAAGCCGACAAGGTTCATGGAGAAAACCTCCCGCTACGATGTGGACGCAGCGGATTATGCCGTGATGTTCATCGAGAGCCTCTGCCATACCAAGGGTACCTGGGCGAGAAAGCCCTTTGAGCTGATTGACTGGCAGGAGCAGATCATCCGGGACATTTTCGGTGTCCTCAAGCCCAACGGCTATCGGCAGTTCAACACCGCCTACATCGAGATCCCCAAGAAGCAAGGCAAATCGGAACTTGCCGCTGCCGTGGCGCTTCTGCTCACCTGCGGTGACGGAGAGGAACGCGCCGAGGTCTACGGCTGTGCCGCCGACCGTCAGCAAGCATCCATCGTTTTCAATGTGGCGGCTGACATGGTGCGGATGTGTCCTGCGCTCTCCAAGCGGGTCAAGATACTGGATTCCCAGAAGCGGCTCATTTATCAGCCAACGGGTAGTATCTACCAGGTACTCTCCGCCGATGTCGGCAACAAGCACGGCTTCAATACACACGGTGTGGTATTCGACGAGCTGCACACCCAGCCCAACCGCAAACTCTTTGATGTCATGACCAAAGGCTCCGGTGATGCCCGTATGCAGCCGCTGTATTTTCTCATTACCACGGCCGGCAATGATACGAAGTCCATCTGCTATGAGATCCACCAGAAGGCAAAGGACATCATCGAGGGACGCAAGATCGACCACACCTTCTATCCCGTCATCTACGGTGCGGAGGAATCGGACGATTGGACGGACCCGAAGGTTTGGAAGAAAGCCAATCCCTCCCTCGGCATCACGGTCGGCATCGACAAGGTCAAAGACGCCTGCGAGTCTGCCAAGCAGAACCCCGGCGAGGAGAACTCCTTCCGACAGCTTCGTTTGAATCAATGGGTCAAGCAGGCGGTGCGTTGGATGCCAATGGACAAGTGGGATAAATGCGAGTTTGCCGTCAGCGAGGACGATCTGGAAGGCCGTGTCTGCTACGGCGGTTTGGACTTATCCTCCACTACGGATATTACGGCATTCGTCCTGGTGTTCCCACCGGAAGATGAGAATGACAAGTACATCATCCTGCCGTACTTCTGGATACCGGAGGACAACCTGGAACTCCGAGTCCGGCGCGACCATGTGCCATACGATGTGTGGGAGCGGCAGGGCTTTTTGCAGACCACGGAAGGCAATGTCGTTCACTACGGCTACATCGAGAAGTTCATCGAAAGCCTGGGTGAGCGTTTCAATATTCGAGAAATCGCTTTTGACCGTTGGGGCGCTGTGCAGATGGTGCAGAACCTTGAGGGCATGGGCTTCACGGTCGTTCCTTTCGGACAGGGCTTCAAGGATATGTCCCCGCCCACCAAGGAGCTGATGAAACTGGTGCTGGAACAGCGCATTGCCCACGGCGGGCATCCTGTCCTCCACTGGATGATGGACAACATTTTCATCCGCACCGACCCGGCAGGCAACATCAAGCCGGACAAAGAGAAATCCACAGAGAAAATCGACGGCGCCGTGGCGACCATTATGGCACTTGACAGAGCTATACGCTGTGGAAACGACAAGACCGAGTCTGTTTATGACAGTCGAGGTCTTTTATTTATATGAAGGGAGAGTTTATATGGGTATCTTTTCAGGACTGTTCAAATCGAGAGATAAGCCCCAGGATCGCACATCGGGCAGCAACTACGCCTTTTTCATGGGCGGCACGACATCCGGCAAGGCGGTAACGGAACGCTCGGCCATGCAGATGACCGCCGTGTATTCCTGCGTCCGCATCCTGTCGGAAGCTGTCGCAGGACTGCCGCTGCACCTTTATAAATACACGGACAGCGGTGGCAAAGCAATGGCGCTCGACCATTCGCTCTACCGCTTGCTCCACGATGAGCCAAACCCGGAGATGAGTTCCTTCGTGTTCCGAGAAACCCTCATGACGCACCTGCTCCTGTGGGGCAATGCCTATGCACAAATCATCCGCAACGGCAAAAATGAGATCGTAGCTCTGTACCCGCTTATGCCGAACAAGATGTCGGTGGACAGAGACGAAAACGGTCGGCTGTACTACACCTATTACCGTGGCTCGGACGAAGCTATAAAAAATAAGGAATTCTCCGTAACGCTTCAGCCTTCGGATGTTCTTCACATCCCCGGCTTGGGCTTTGATGGTCTGGTGGGCTACAGTCCCATCGCTATGGCGAAGAACGCCATCGGCATGGCAATCGCCTGTGAGGAGTACGGAGCAAAGTTCTTTGCCAACGGTGCCGCTCCGGGCGGTGTACTGGAACACCCCGGCACGATCAAAGACCCGCAACGGGTGCGGGAGAGCTGGCAGTCCACCTTCGGCGGCAGCGGCAATGCCAATAAGATCGCCGTGCTGGAAGAAGGCATGAAATACACGCCCATCGGCATCTCGCCGGAGCAAGCGCAGTTCCTCGAAACACGAAAATTTCAAATCAATGAGATCGCTCGAATTTTCCGAGTGCCGCCCCACATGGTCGGTGACCTGGAAAAGTCGAGCTTTTCTAATATCGAGCAGCAGTCCCTGGAGTTCGTGAAATACACCCTTGACCCGTGGGTCATCCGCTGGGAGCAGTCCATTCAGCGGTCGCTTCTGTCCAAGGACGAAAAAGCCGTGTATTTCGTAAAGTTCAATCTGGAGGGTTTGCTCCGCGGCGATTACCAGAGCCGCATGAACGGGTACGCCATCGGCCGCCAGAACGGCTGGATGTCCGCCAACGACATCCGAGAGTTGGAAAACCTCGACCGTATCCCAGCAGAGGATGGCGGCGATTTGTACCTCATTAACGGCAATATGCTCCCGCTGAAGAATGCGGGTGCTTTTGCAGATACACCTACCGATGACGGAAAGGAGGAAAAATCCGATGAAGAAATTCTGGAATTGGAAGACCCGAACGGTGACCAATCAGGAGACACAGGAGCAGGTTCAAGAGAGGACGCTGTTTCTGAACGGGACCATCGCCGAGGAAAGCTGGTTTGACGATGATGTCACCCCGCAGCTTTTCAAGGACGAGCTCATGTCTGGTAGTGGCAACATCACCGTGTGGATCAACAGTCCCGGTGGTGACTGCGTGGCGGCGGCTCAAATCTACAATATGCTCATGGACTACAAGGGTGATGTGACCGTGAAAATTGATGGCATTGCGGCATCCGCAGCATCCGTCATCGCTATGGCAGGCACGAAGGTGCTGGTGTCCCCGGTGTCCATGCTCATGATCCACAACCCCATGACTGCGGCATTCGGCAATTCGGAGGAAATGCAGAAAGCCATCGATATGCTCTCAAGCGTTAAGGATTCCATCATCAACGCCTATGAGATCAAGACGGGGCTGTCTCGTGCAAAACTGTCTCATCTCATGGATGCCGAAACTTGGATGGATGCAAACAAGGCTGTGGAGCTTGGATTTGCGGACGGAATCATGAGCCGTGCCGATGAGACCGAGGACATGACTGTCCCCACAGTTTCCATGCTGTATTCCAAGGCGAACGTGGTGAACTCTCTCATGGAGAAAATCGCCGCAAAGTGCGCCATCACCCCGAAATCCAACCGTACACAAAAAGCCGATGACCTTATGGATCGGCTCAATCTCATTAAAAACTGGAGGTAATTCAATATGACGATCAACGAACTGCGTGAAAAGCGCAACCAGGCTTGGAACGCTGCAAAGGCATTTGTGGAAACCAAGCGCGACAAGGACGGCCTTCTTTCCGAAGAGGATGCCAAGACCTATGCTCAGATGGAAAAGAAGGTGCAGGACTACGGTGCCGAGATTGAGCGCATGGAAGCCATGTCCGCAATGGAAGCACAGCTGAATAAGCCCACTTCTTCTCCCATTACTGAGAAGCCCATGAACGGCAAGTCCGCCGCTGACGAGAAGCCCAAGACCGGCCGTGCTTCCGACGCCTACCGCACCGGAATGCTTACCGCCCTTCGCAGCAACTTCCACCAGGTGAGCGATGTCCTTCGCGAGGGTGTTGACGCTGACGGCGGCTACCTCGTACCCGAGGAGTATGATTCCCGCCTCATTCAGACGCTTTCCGAGGAAAACATCATGCGAAAGCTCGGTCACACCATCACCACATCCGGTGAGCACAAGATCAACATTGCAGCGACTGCGCCTGCCGCTGCGTGGATTGAGGAAGGCGGCGCACTCTCTTTCGGTGACGCAACCTTTGCACAGATCCTTCTGGACGCGCACAAGCTCCATGTCGCTATCAAGGTGACCGAGGAACTGCTCTACGACAATGCGTTCAAGCTGGAGGATTACATTCTTACCGAGTTTGGCAAGGCACTCGCCAATGCCGAGGAGGACGCATTCCTCAACGGCACCGGTGTCGGTCAGCCCCTCGGTCTGTTTGCGGAAACCGGCGGTGGTCATGTGGCAGAAACGCTTACTGCCGCACTCAAGAGCGATGACCTCATCACCCTCATCCATGCGCTGAAGCGTCCCTACCGCAAGTCTGCCTCTTTCATCATGAACGACAAGACTATCGCGCAGATCCGCAAGCTGAAGGACAACAACGGTGCATACATCTGGCAGCCTTCCTACCAGGCAGGCGAACCGGATCGTATTCTCGGCTACACGGTTCACACCTCTGCGTATGCGCCGGAGAATGCTATTGCGTTCGGCGATTACAGCTACTACAACATCGGCGACCGCGGCACCCGTTCCTTCAAGCAGCTCAATGAGCTGTTCGCGGGCAACGGCATGATCGGTTTCGTTGCCAAGGAGCGTGTGGACGGCAAACTCATTCTCCCCGAAGCCGTTCAGATTCTCAAGCTGAAAACCGAATAAGGAAGGAGGCGGCGGTGATGGACGAGCTTCTTTCCAAAGTGAAAGCCAACCTTATCCTGGAACATACGGCAGATGATGCCTTGCTGAAAAGCTACATCACTGCCGCTGTTTCTTACGCCGAAAGCTACCAGCACATCCCGGAGGGCTATTACACGGAGAACCCCATGCCGCCCACTACAGAGCAAGCCGTCATCATGCTGTCGTCCCACTTCTATGAAAGCCGGGACGGCAGCACGGGCGGCTTCTTTGCGGATAATACCGGAGCGGCACAGCAGGTCTGGAACACGGTCAATCTGCTGTTGCGGCTTGACCGAGATTGGAAGGTGTGAGCATGAGCTTCGGAAAAATGAACGGCTTTGCCGACATCGTGGAAACCCGCCAAGTCAAGGACAGCGAAGGCTTCACTCATTCCGAGGATGAAGTCCTCGCTTCCGTCCGTGTATACCGGGAAGGTCGGCACGGCAGTCAGCGCTGGGCGAACCTCGCCGCATTCAGTGAAGCGACCGACCTGTTCCGCTTTCGGTGTATTCCTGGGCTGACAGTCACTACCGACCAGTTTCTCATCTGCGATGATTGTCGCTACGATATTGTGTCCGTGGAGAATGTAAAGGGGCGTGGGATGTACATCGAGGTACTGGCGAAAAAGGAGGTGCCGACCATTGGCTAAGTGCGACATGAAAATGCCGGAGGATTTCCTTCTGAAGATTTCCAAGCTCGGCAGCAATTTTGACAGCGTGGCGGATACCGTCCTGCAGGCCGGTGGCGAGGTGGTGCTGAAAAAAGTCAAGAGCAATCTCTCCTCCGTTATTGGCAGAGGGACAAAGTTCAAATCCCGCACCACGGGCGAACTGGAAGGCGCACTCGGCCTTTCTCCCTCCAAGCTGAACCGGGACGGAAACCACGACATCAAGGTCGGTTTTGCCGAACCTCGCTCGGACGGCGGCAGCAACGCCAAGCTGGCCAACATCATCGAATACGGCAAGCACGGTCAGCCTGCAAAGCCGTTTCTGAAGCCTGCGAAAACCGCATCCCGACAGGAATGCATCGATGCCATGGCCAAGGCACTGGATGGGGAGGTGGAAAAGCTGTGAGCCTGCTATCCGATTTACAAACCATTGCCGAAAGCTGCGGCGTGTCTGTGGAAACGGGTGTGTTCTCCGGCAAAGCACCGGACACCTATCTGGTGATTACGCCGCTGTCGGACAGCTTTGAGCTTCACGCCGACAACACCCCCGGCTGCGAAACGCAGGAGGCACGGCTGTCCCTTTTCACAAAGGGCAGCTATACCAAGCTGAAAAATTCACTTGTCCGCGCCTTGCTTGGTGCGGACTTTTATATTACCGACCGCCGGTACATCGGCTTTGAGACCGAGACCGGCTACCATCACTACGCCATTGATGTGGCGCAAATCTACGATTTGGAGGAATAAGCTATGGCTACCATCGGTCTTGACAGACTGTATTACGCAAAAATCACCGAGAACGATGCCGGTGAGGAAACCTACGGTACGCCGTCCCAGCTTGCCAAAGCCATCTCCGCTGATCTTTCGGTGGAACTGGCAGAGGCGACGCTATACGCCGACGACGGTGCTTCGGAGATCGTGAAGGAATTCAAATCCGGCACGCTCTCCCTCGGCATTGACGATATCGGCTCTACGGCGGCATCCGACCTCACGGGTGCAACCATCGACAAAAACAAGGTGCTGATTTCCGCATCCGAGGACGGCGGCGACCCTGTGGCGGTGGGATTCCGTGCCAAGAAGTCCAACGGCAAGTACAAGTATTACTGGCTGTACCGCGTGAAATTCGGTATTCCGGCGACGAACCTTGCCACCAAGGGCGACAGCATTACCTTCTCCACGCCGACCATTGAAGGCACCATTCTGCGCCGCAACAAGGCAGACGCAGGCGGCAAGCACCCGTGGAAAGCGGAGGCACTGGAGGGCGATGTGACCGCTGCGACTATCACGAACTGGTATAAGGAAGTCTATGAGCCGACCTATACCACGGCACCCGAAAAACAAGGTTAACGGAGGTAACGCACAATGGATAACGAAAGAACCGCGGTTATCAACATCGGTGACGAGGAGTACACGCTGCTCCTCACAACCAAAGCCACCAAGGAGATCGCCGGTCGCTATGGCGGGCTGGAAAACCTCGGCGAGAAGCTGATGAAGTCCGAGAACTTTGAAATGGCCATCGGAGAGATCGTGTGGCTCATCACACTTCTTGCAAATCAGAGTATCCTCATCCACAACCTCAAGGATAAAGAGCATCCCAAGGAGCTGCTCACGGAGGATGTGGTGGAGCTTCTGACCACGCCCCTCGACCTCGCCGGATACAAAACCGCCATTACGGAGGCGCTCTACAAGGGCACCAAGCGGAATGTGGAAAGCGAGAAAGACGCAAAAAACGCGCAAGTCGGGTAACGGTCTCCGATGCGGAGCTGTTTACCCGGCTTCTTTATTACGGCCTTGCCCACCTGCATCTCAGCCAGGATGAGGTGTGGCTGATGCCGTTTGGTCTGCTTTTGGACTTATGGGAGTGTCACAAGCAGTATAACGGGCAGGCGGTTCCTGCTCACGAACACTACATTGACGATATTATCCCGGACGGCATTTAAGGAGGTGACGGCGAATGGCAGACAGTTTCGGACTGAAGATCGGTCTTGAGGGCGAAAAGGAATTCAAAAAAGCACTGGCTGATATCAACCAGTCCTTCAAGGCGCTCGGCTCCGAAATGAAGCTCGCCACCTCTCAGTTCGATAAAAACGATAAATCCGTGGAGGCTCTCGCCGCACGGAATAAGGTGCTGCGAAAAGAGATAGATGAGCAGACTACCAAAATCGACACTCTTCGCAAGGCTCTGCAGAATGCCGCCACCTCCTTCGGAGAGAATGACCGCCGCACCCAGAACTGGCAGATCCAGCTCAACAATGCCGAAGCCGCCCTCAACGATATGAACCGGGAACTGGACGAGAACGAGAAAGCCATCAAGGATGGCGGCAAGGCTGCGGAGGAATCCGGCGGCAAGTTTGAAGGCTTCGGCAAGGTTCTCAAAACCGCAGGTGTGGCGCTCGGTGCAGTTGCCGTCGCCGCAGGTGCCGCCGCCGTGAAGCTCGGCAAAGAGGTCATCGCCGCCTATGCTGACTATGAGCAGCTGGTCGGCGGTGTTGACACTCTGTTCAAGGACTCCTCGCAGGAGATACAGCGGTATGCCGCCAACGCATACAAAACGGCTGGTCTTTCCGCTAACGAATACATGGAAACGGTGACAGGCTTCTCCGCAAGCCTCATCCAGTCCCTCGGCGGCGATACCGAGAAGGCCGCCAAATATGCGGATATGGCAATCACGGATATGTCCGATAACGCCAACAAGATGGGCACGGATATGTCCTCCATTCAGAATGCCTACCAGGGCTTTGCCAAGCAGAACTACACCATGCTCGACAACCTCAAGCTGGGCTACGGCGGCACAAAACAGGAAATGGAACGACTGCTTGCCGATGCGGAGAAGATATCCGGCGTCAAGTACGACATCTCCTCTTATGCGGATGTGGTGGAAGCCATCCATGTCATGCAGGAGAGCATGGACATTGCAGGAACGACCGCCAAGGAAGCGGAAGCCACTATTTCCGGCTCTGTCAATGCACTGAAATCCGCCGTGTCGAACCTCATTGTAGGCTTCGGCGATGCGGACGCTGACATGGAGCTGCTGTGCAACAACATGGTGGATGCCTTCAAGACCGTGGTGGCGAACATCACCCCGGTTATTGAGAACATCGTGGCGGCTCTGCCCACGGCGCTGGACGCTCTGCTGACGGCTGTGGGTGAACTGCTGCCCACACTGCTGGAAGCAGTCACCGAGTTGTTCTCGCAGGTGCTGGAAACGCTGCTTTCTTTGCTTCCGCAGCTTATCCCGGCGGCGGTGTCCGCACTCATGACCATCGTGAACACGCTGATTGAGAATCTGCCCCTGCTTATTGACGCTGCGGTTCAGTTGGTGTCCACGCTGGTGACCGGCATTGCGGATGCGCTGCCCACGCTCATCCCGGCAGCGGTGCAGGCAATCGTCACCATCGTGCAAGGACTGGTGAACAGCCTGCCGATGCTCCTTGACGCAGCCTTACAACTTATCACCGGGCTGGCGCAAGGACTTCTGGACGCAATCCCCGTGTTGATTGCCGCTCTGCCGGAGATCATCAACGGGATCATTACCTTCTTACTTGATTCGATTCCTCAGATCATCGAAACAGGCATTCAACTTTTGACCTCGCTTGTTGCCGCATTGCCGGATATCATTATGGCAGTCGTGGAAGCCATTCCGAAAATCATTGACGGCATTATCAATGCTGTGCTGAATGCGATACCGCTCATTATTCAGGCAGGCATCGACCTGCTGATTTCTCTCATTCAAGCCCTGCCGCAGATTATCACGACCATCGTGCAGGCCATTCCGCAAATCATCTCCGGTATCGTCAATGCACTGGTCGGGAACATCGACAAGATCATCATGGCAGGCGTTCAGTTGTTCGTTGCCCTGATTGAAAATCTTCCCACCATTATCGTGGAGATCGTCAAGGCCGTGCCGCAGATCATTGCGGGCATCGTGAAAGCCTTCGGCTCTCTGATGTATAAAATCGTGGAGATCGGCGGCAACATCGTCAAGGGACTGTGGAGCGGTATTACCCAGCTTGCCTCGTGGCTGTGGGATAAGGTGTCCGGGTGGATCTCCTCCATCTGGGACGGCATCTGCGATTTCTTCGGTATCCATTCGCCCTCAAAGGAAATGGCATGGGTCGGTGAAATGCTGGTCAAGGGTCTTGCAGGCTCCATTGACGACAACGGCGATGAAGCGGTCAAAGCCGCCGAAGGTATGGCCGAGGACATCAACGGCGTCATGGGCGACCTTGCCCACGATATGCAGACGGCTCTGCCCACCGACTTTGACGTGAACGGCTCAATTCGCTCCGCCGTGGACGGCGTGGTCGGCAAGGCGGCGTCCGCTTTCACCATCGCTCTGAACATCGCCACCTTCAACAATTACAGCAGCGAGGACATCCGCCAGCTCACCAATGAAGTCATGGAAACGGCGAACCAGTTCGCCCAGCGGAAAGGAGTGGTATTCGCATGACCTATTTTACCTACAACGGCCGCAGTTCCGCTGATTTCGGTCTGCATATCGAGAAGAAGGACGTGTTCTCCGCACCGGAGTACGATGCGGAGTTCATCTCCATTCCCGGTCGGAGCAGCGATATCATCAACCCTAACCGCCGCTTTGCCAATATCAAGGTGACCTACACGGTGTTCCTCGCTCGGAAGAATATAGCCGCACTCGCCGCTGTCCTGCGGGACATTAAGGGCTGGCTTTATTCCGAGCCGGACAGATACCACGAAATCACTGACTCCTACGATGCGGAGTATTTCCGCTACGGCGTCATCTCCGGCAGTCTGGACATTGAGGAGCAGCTGAACAAGGTCGGCAGCTTTACCGTGACCTTCAACTGCAAGCCCTACAAATACAGTTTTGCGGGACAGCAGACGGTGTCGGCTGACGCTTCTGTACTGACGATTACAAATCCCACTGCTTTTGAGAGTCGACCGTATATTAAGCTCTATGGCAGCGGTACGGTGGTAATAATGATACAGCCCCAAGGTCGAGGTATGATGATTTCCAATCTGGATGAGTACATCGAGATCGACAGTGAGCTGATGAACTGCTTCAAAGGCACTGCCCTCAAAAACGACACAGTCAAAGGAGCGGAATTTCCAGTCCTCAAGCCGGGTGTTTGCACCATTAACTGCAATGGCGATGTGTCAAGGATTGAGGTCATTCCAAGGTGGTGCTGCCTATGATCCCTGTACTTTACCCCGCAAACGCTACAGATTTCAGTTCATTCGGTCTTGGAGTGCTGACGGACACTGTTTCCTGCGAAGTCACCGAAGAGCGAAACGGTGTGTTTGAGTGTCTGCTCAAATACCCGGTCAGCGGTCAGCACTATGGGCTTATCACAAAGGAGTGCATCATCAAGGCAAAGCCCAATGACACCGCCGCTGACCAGGCATTCCGCATCTACCGTATCACGAAGCCGCTCAACGGCATCGTCACCATTTATGGGCAGCACATTTCCTATGACCTTGCCAATGTTCCCGTGCTGCCGTTTTCGACGGAGGGCCGCTCTCCACAGCTCATTCTCTCGCAGCTCCTTGCCGGAGATACACGCTTCACGGGCTGGACGGACTACTCGGATGCAAAGGCGTTTTCCGTCACGCAGCCGAAAAGCGTCAGAGCCTGCCTCGGCGGCACGGAAGGCTCCATGCTCTCCAAATGGTATGGTGAGTTTGAATGGGACAACTTCACGGTGAAGTTCCATTCGCACCGTGGGGAGAAGACCGGAGTGGTCATTGAATACGGCAAGAACCTCACCGCCATGGAGCAGGACGAGGACAACAGCGGTGTATATACCGCACTGCTCCCGTATGCCGTATACACCCCAGAAGGATCGGACATCGAAACGGTGGTCACGCTGTCGGAGGTCACGCTCCCCATTGTGACCTCGGAGATCGTCCGGGCAAAAACGCTCATCATGGATTTCTCCGACCAGTTTGACGGAGTTGTGACCGAGGAAGCCCTCAGAGCAAAAGCAAACAGTTACATCAAGGCAAATCCGCTGGGAGCGACTATCCCCACGGTGAAGGTGTCCTTTGAGCCGCTCTGGAAACAGCCGGAGTATTCGGCACTGCTGGAGCGGGTCAACCTCTGCGATACCGTCACCATTCGGCATTCACTGCTTGGTGTGAGCGTGTCGGCTATGGTCATTGAAACCGTGTACGACACTCTTGCCGAACGGTATGTGAGCATTTCCCTCGGTCAGAGCAAGTCCAGTATGATCACCACCATTTCCGAGGTGCAATCAACGGTTGATAAGGTGGAGTCCACGGTGGGACGCTTTCCGAAGCTGCTCCAAACCGCCATCGGCAAAGCCACCGGGCTTATCACCGGTCAGAGCGGCGGCTATGTGGTCATCCATACCACCGAGGAAAACGGACAGCCCTATGAGCTGCTCATTCTGGACGCACCATCCATTGACGATGCTGTGAATGTCTGGCGTTGGAATGTGGGCGGCTTGGGCTTTTCCCATAACGGCTACAACGGACCCTATGAGACCGCCATCACGGCGGACGGTCAGATCGTCGCAGACTTCATCACCTCCGGCTCCTTGGTGGCGAACATCATCAAGGCCGGTGTCATTCAATCGCAGGACGGCTCGTCCTGGTGGGATTTGGAGAGCGGCGAAGTCGTGCTTCGAGCCTACGCCACCAGCAAGGAGGTCACCGAGGTCAGCGACCGCATTACCACCATTGAGGAGCAGAAAATGCTCCGGCTGGTCATTATCTCGTCCAACGGGAACATCTTCAAAAACGGCAATGTAAAAACGCTACTTTCCGCCAAGGTGTACTCCTGGGACGAGGACATCACCGACACGCTGGATGCCAACCAGTTTGTCTGGACAAGGGTGTCGGAGGATACGGAGGCGGACAAGGTCTGGAACGAGCAGCATTTCGGCGGCGCAAAGTCCGTGGTCATCACCGGTGCGGATGTCAAAGTCCGCGCCACTTTTTATTGTGACCTCATCGACACCACGACCAGGCAAAGCCTGTTATAACGGAGGAATTTACTATGGCAACCGCAGAACCCACAACAGAAGCCGGCACAGTGCCCGGTTCAGATACAACAACTTCAAAGGAGGCTTCTCACATGAGCAAAGCACAAGGACAGTTTACCATCATCGACTACAATGACGCACTGACGCTGACGGGGTACATCGGCTCAAACCTCGCCAAGACTCAGATGTATAACCCCGACAACGGCAGTTACACCCCCGACTGGAAAACGAAGAACCTCGTTCTGACGCCCAGCCTGTATGTCATCGGCACCACCGCCGACCAGATCGCCACCGCCAATGTCACCTCGGTCAAGTGGTATGTGGGCGACAGCAACACCGCCATTACCGCAGGTACGAACTACGCCCTCAGTGGTGCCAAGAGTCACATCCTCACGGTCAAGGCCAATGTCATGGCGGAGCTGCCCGGCATCGACTACCGCTGTGTCATCACTTACAAGGACGAAAGCACCGGTCTGTCGCTGACTCATCCGCTGACTATTTCCTTCTCCCGTGTGGTCAACGGCTCCGGCATCGTTGACCTGCTGGTCACCACGCCCAACGGAAATGTGTTCAAGAATGAGGAGGTCGCCAGTCTGACCGCCAAGGCCGAGCTGTGGCGTGGCTCTACGGTGGATACCACCAAGGTTAGCTATAAGTGGGCGGTCATGGACGCTTCCGTCACCGCTACTTCTTCCACCGGCTATGATGCAGACTTCGGCATCGGCTGGCGCAAGCTCTCGGATACCGCCGACAAATACACCGGCATGGCCACCAATACCCTCACGGTCTACGCCGCAGCGGTGGACAGCTACGCCGTGTTCAAGTGCTGTGCCCAGGACACGGATTCCGCATCCGCTTCTTATAACACGAAGTTTTTCGATGTGGCGACCTTCATCGACAACTCCGACCCGTTGCAGATCATCGTCACCTCCACGGGCGGCGATGTGTTCAAGAACGGCCAGGGTACGACTGTGCTGACCGCCGTCTGCTACCAGGCGGGCTCCGAGGTGGATGCGGCCGGAAACGGCAGTTACACCTGGACGAAGTACAACAAAGACGGCGTTGTCGATACCTCTTGGGGTACCAACGGCAGCAAGACCGGTAAGACCCTGTCGGTGTCCAGCGCCGATGTGGATACCAAGGCAACCTTTATGGTCGTTGTGGTGCTTTAAGGAGGTGGTGAGATGATCGCATCGGCTCAGTTCACGATTATCAGTCTCTGCGATGTGGTCACCTCGGACACGCCGCCGGAGAACCCCTATGAGGGGCAGCTCTGGGTGGATACCTCTGTGACCCCGCCGGAAACGAAGATATGGGACGGAAATGAATGGATGGTGCAGAACGACATTGAAACGATCCGCACCACCATTTCCATTCTGACCGAGAAGGACGCACAGTTCCAGCAGACCATCGACGGGCTGAACAGCTATGTGGCGACCCTTACCGAAACGGTGGAAACAGTGTCCAACGACCAGGGCGTCCTGGAGGAACGGGTGCTGAACTCCGAAAGCCGTGTTTCGGAATTGGAACACACGGTGAATGGACTGTCCGTCACCATGCAGGAGCAGTACATCGGCGGCATCAACTATGTGCAGAATTCCTCCGGGCTGAACGGCATCACGGACGATTGGAGCTACTCCGGTACGGTGAAAACGGATGCCTCCACAGATACGCAAAACAACACCATTTCCGACTCCTGCTTTGTGCTGGGCGCATACTCCTCGTTGTCGCAGTACATCCGAGGGGTGGTTCCCGGCACTTATACGATCTCGGTTCGGGCAAAGAAAACCTCGACCATGTCCGGGTATTTCTATGTGACCTACAACGGGAACAAAACCAAGTACCTGTTCAATAAGTCCACGACGTTTGACTGGACGGATTACTCCGTAACGCTCACGGATGTGACCGACCCTACGCTGCGAATCTACTGCTACTGTCGGGATGCGTCCATCTACCTCGCGGACATCATGATCTCCGAAGGGGCGATCCCCCGAAAGTGGACACCCGCACCCAACGAAATCTACACGCAGGAGGTCAAGATCGACAAGCGGGGCATCGAGGTATCCAACAGCGCATCGTCTCAGCGGACGGTCATCACAAACACGGAGTTCGCCGGTTACTACAACGACGAGGTGATCTTCACCCTGAACAAGGACGAAACGCAGACTAAGAAAACCACGGTGGACGGCGAGCTGACCGTGGGCAAAACGAAGTTTGTCCCGATGCCGACGGCGTCTGAAGGGCTGAACATCGTCATTCTGGATTAAGGAGGGAAAGCTATGGCAACTTGGAAAAGCGCGGCATACGATGGGCGCTATCTTCAACTGGACATTTCAGAAAGCGTGAATGTGGTCGGTAACAGCTCGACACTTTCCTGGACGCTGACCTCTACCGGTGGCGCATCCACTTACTACACCATTGACACGACCACTGTAACGATCAATGGTACGACCGTATACTCAAAGGGCCGTACCTATTGGGATGACCGTGTTTTCCCGGCAAAGAAAGGTTCTGTCAGCGGCACGATTACTGTGGCTCACAACAGCAACGGCAGCAAAACGATTGCGGTCGGATTCTCGACCCGTGTTTATATCTACGGTTCACAGGAATACGGCGGCAGCATGACGCTGACTACCATTGACCGCTCTGCTCCCACAGTTACATTCAGTACATCGAATGTCACGGCAAACGGGTTCAAAATCTCCGCTACATCCTCGGCCACGGCGGACGTCTGGCAGTACAGCACAAACGGCGGTTCGAGCTGGACGCAGTTCTCAACAACGGCATCCACCAGCGCCAGCGTAACATTGTCCTCACTTTCGCCGAACACGAGCTATACGGTGAGGGTCAGAGCAAGGCGGCAGTACAACCAGGTCTACGGAACTTCCGGCACTTCCACGGTCAAGACGCTGGGCGGTGCTGTGGTGAATAGTGTCAACACGGTGACGGCGGACAATGCCACGGTTTCCATTACCATCAATGTGACCGTGTACGAAGCCTCCTACACCAATACGCTGGTGCTCAAAAACGGCAGCACGACCATCCTGACTATTTCCGGGCTTTCCTGGTCGAAGGGCACGGCGAACCGCACGGTCACGCTGACATCGGCGCAGAGAACAACGCTTTTGAACGCTATGGCATCCATCAAGTCGTTCACAGGTACCTTTGCAGTTTCGTCTTACAGCGGGTCTACGCAGATCGGCAGCATCTCAAGCAAAACCGCCACGGTACTGACCACGGCGACCAATTCCGCTCCGACCATAAGTGGGTTCACTTACGCCGACAGCTACACGACCACAAAGAACCTCACGGGCAACGATCAGCTGTTCGTGCAGGACTACTCAATCCTCAAGGTCACCCCCGGAACGGCAACTGCGAAGAACGGAGCGTCCATTTCCAACTACACAGCTTCCTGCAACGGTTTATCCGCATCCAATTCAACTGGGTCTGCTATCACAGTCGGAAAGATCGCCAAGTCCGGCAGTGTGACGGTCACGCTCTCGGTCACGGACTCCCGCGGCTACACCGCCGAAACTTCACGGACGGTAACAGTCATTCCGTACACCAAGCCGAAGATATCCTCGGTGACGCTCCGACGAACCAACGACATTGAAGCGGAAATGCAGCTCAAATTCAGTGGCTCTATTTCTGCTGTAACCGTAGACGGGACGCAGAAAAACAGCGTGGTTTATGTGCGGTATCGGTACAAGAAAACCAGTGAGAGCAGCTACGGCAGCTACACCAGCATCTATTCCGGCACGACAAAAAGCGGAACCTCTTTCAGCTACTCCAATTTGGAGCTATGCAGTCTGGATGCAAACAGCTCCTACGACTTCCACTTACAGATCCAAGACAAGCTCTATTCTTTGAGCAGTCTGGATCTGTATTTTACTGTCCCGCAGGGTACGCCGCTCATTGCGCTTCGGAAAAAGAAGGTCGGCATCAACACGCCGGAGCCACAAGCCATGCTGGATGTTGCCGGAGATATGCGGGTGGATGGCTCACCCCTTGCGGATTTTGTCATTCAGCAAGGGACAAGCGGCATCTGGAATTACCGTAAATGGAAAAGCGGTACAGCGGAATGTTGGGGTCAGTATTCCTTTACGACCGCCATTTCGACGGCATGGGGCGTGCTCTATGAGAGCGGAGCAATTGCGCTCCCTAATTTTCCATTTACCTTCGCGGAAATTCCCCATGTCCATATCTCCACGGAGAACAGCAATTACGCCATGTTTGTGGAGCGAGGCAGTTCGAGTAGCTGGTCTACAACGACCAACCCCGGAAAGATATTTGCCGTAAGACCAAATACGGTACCATCGGCAACCTACAAGGTATCAATCTATGCCATCGGAAAAGTGTGACGCTCCGGCGTCACTTTTTTCATACACAAATTCAACTTTCAAAGGAGGACAAACAACATGAAAGAATTCTGGACGACCATTCAGGTGGTGTTCGCCGGTATCGGCGGCTGGCTCGGATGGTTCTTGGGAGGATGTGACGGCTTGCTTTATGCGCTTCTGGCTTTCGTGGTCATCGACTATGTGACCGGCATCATGTGCGCCGTGGTGGACAAGAAGCTGTCCAGCGAAGTCGGATTCAAGGGCATTTTCAAAAAGGTGCTCATCTTCGCTCTGGTCGGCATCGGGCATATTCTCGACACCCGTGTTATCGGCAGCGGCTCGGTGATGCGTACCGCCGTCATTTTCTTCTATTTGTCGAATGAGGGCGTGTCCCTGTTGGAAAACGCCGCATACCTGGGACTGCCCATTCCGCAGAAGCTGAAATCCGTTCTGGAGCAGCTTCATGACCGCAGTGAAAAGGAGGATGAATAACATGGCTTACACGAACAGCCCCCTGGTGTCCTACACCAAGCTCAGCCCGAACCACTCCGGGCAGCGCACCCACAGCATTGACCGCATCACGCCGCACTGCGTGGTGGGTCAGTGCAGTGTGGAAACGCTGGGCAACATCTTTTTGCCGACCTCACGGCAGGCAAGCAGCAACTACGGCATCGGTGTCGATGGTCGGGTCGGAATGTATGTGGAAGAGAAAAACCGCTCTTGGTGCTCTTCCTCCAATGCTAATGACCAGAGAGCTATCACCATCGAGTGTGCCAGCGACAACACCGAGCCTTACGCTTTCAAGGATGTGGTGTACAAGAGACTCATCGAGCTTTGCACCGATATCTGCAGGCGCAACGGCAAAACCAAGCTGCTCTGGCTGGGCGATAAGACCAAGACGCTGAACTACACGCCGAAATCCGACGAGATGGTTCTGACTGTTCACAGATGGTTTGCGAACAAATCCTGCCCCGGCAACTGGATGTATGCCCGTATGGGAGATCTGGCATCCAAGGTCACGGCAGCTCTCGGCGGTGATGTAAAACCTGCCGACACGGTCAAGCCCACGCCTGTAGGTATCAAGGTCGGTGACCTCGTGACCATCACAGGCAGCACCTACTATAACGGCAAAGCCATTCCCGGCTGGGTGAAGAAGCTCCGCTGGTATGTGGTAGAGGTCAGCGGCGACCGTGCCGTCATCAACAAGGACGAGTCCGGCAGGTACGCTATCATGTCGCCGGTCAAGACCTCTGCGCTCGCCGTGGCAGGCACGAAACCCGCCGAGAACTATCGCATTCATACCGTAACGCACGGAGATACCCTCTGGGCAATCGCAAAGAAGTATCTCGGCAACGGCAGCCGCTACAAGGAGATTGTCAGTCTGAACGGACTGACAAGCAATGTCATCTACAGCGGTATGAAGCTGAAGATTCCGAACAAGTAAACCGAACCTATCACACGCCCTCTGCGGATTTTTCCGTGGAGGGCGTTATTTTTTTGCCCATTTTACCCTGACAAAAGTGCCTTTTCTCTGGGTATAGCGAGAAACGCTATTTCTCAGGAATGAGGTATCAATCACTATGACAGACATGGAACGCTCACGAATTGTGGAACTCCAACACCAGGGCTACGGGTATAAGAAAATATCCGCTATAACAGGGCTACCGCTAAACACTGTAAAGTCCTTTTGCGCCAGACATCCTGTGCAGATCAAAGAGATACCGGACTCAAATGCCCTGTGCCGAAACTGCCTGACTCCGCTTGAGCAGACACCGCATAAACGGAAAAGGATGTTCTGCTCCGATGCCTGCCGAATGGCGTGGTGGAACGCGCACCCCGAAAGAGTGCAGCGAAAAGCGTACTACACACTCACTTGCCGACATTGCGGGAAACAGTTTGAAAGCTATGGAAACAGCCATCGGGTGTTCTGCTCCCGTGACTGCTATTTGAAATTCCGCAGGAAGGAGACCGACCATGATTGATTACGATAAGCGTCTGTTTGCCTACCAGATGGCGATGGCACTCGCCCGGAGTATGCGTTCCAAGGGGCTGATATCAGCCAAAGAGTACGCTAAGATCGATACAATTATAGCCAATAAATACGGCATATCTTCGTGTAGTATATTCCGCTGAAATCGCTGGATAAATCGTGTTTTTAGAGGTAATATGTCACACACCAAGGGAGGTGAATCAAATGGAGAGAGTTGTAGAAAGGGTCGATGCCCTAATTCCCGCACAGCCGAGAGCTTTGCGTGTTTGCGCTTATGCCCGTGTTTCCACAGGAAAGGATGCTATGTTGCATTCATTGTCCGCTCAAGTCAGTTATTACAGTAAAATGATTCAGAGCCACAACGGGTGGATGTACTGCGGCGTTTACAGCGATGAGGCTGTGACCGGCACGAAAAGAGAACGAGCCGGGTTTCAGCACATGATTGAGGAGTGCCGCCAAGGGAACATCGATCTTGTTATTACGAAGAGCATATCCCGTTTCGCCAGAAATACGGTGACGCTTCTTCAGACTGTCCGCGAGCTGAAAAGCCTGGGCGTAGATGTGTTCTTTGAAGAGCAACACATCCACACCATGAGTGCGGACGGTGAGCTGATGATGACCATCCTGGCGTCCTACGCACAGGAAGAGAGTCTGTCAGCCAGTGAAAATCAGAAATGGCGTGTCCGAAAAGCCTTTGAAAACGGAGAAATCATCAACCTCCGCTTTTTGTTCGGCTATGACATCACGCCGGACGGCATAAGGGTGAATGAGGTGGACGCTGCCATCGTCCGAGAAATATTTGCACGGTTCAACGGTGGCGAGAGCATGAGTTCCATCTGTCGTGACCTTGATGCCAGAGGACATAAAGGTGTTCTCGGCGGCACATGGTGTGCGGAGCGGATGCGGAATACCTTATCCAATGAAAAGTACCTCGGCAATGCGCTCCTGCAAAAGCGATACCGCAACAATCATATTGAAAAGAAGCTGTTGCCGAACCGAGGAGAGCTTCCGATGTACTATGCCGAGGGAACGCATGAGCCAATCGTCGACCAGGCAACATTTGATAAGGCACAGGAGCGGCTCAGAATGCTGGCGCAGCAGGCTGCCAACCGCAAGAAACCGATTCGTTCAGTTTTTTCGGGGCTGATTCACTGCGGACTGTGCGGCAACACATATAAGCGCGTAACTTACCGCAAAAAACACTACTGGAATTGCACTACATTCCAGACAAAAGGAAAATCCGAATGTGCCGCTAAGCGGATTCCAGAAGAAACGCTCGAAGCCCTCACCTGCGAGGTGTTGGGCGCAGTAAGCTTTGACCCCGATATTGTCAGAAGCAAAATAACGGCAATCAGAGCAGAGAAAAGCAATATGGTGGTGTTCTGCATGGACGACGGTTCTGAAATCGTTAAACGGTGGACAGACCGCTCCAGAGCAGAAAGCTGGACGCCTGAAATGAAGGAAAAGGCACGACAGCGGGCACTGCAGGCAAGGAGGAAAAAGAAATGAGCAGAACAGCAGCACGGTCGGTCACAGTCATTCCGCCGACCATCAATCCGCTGACGCACCTTTCCAAGGTGGCTGTACAAAAACGGCGGGTCGCAGGATACGCAAGAGTGTCCACAGACAGCGATGAGCAGTTCACCAGCTACGAGGCACAGGTGGATTATTACACGCAATACATCAAACGCAATCCCGAATGGGAGTTTGTAAAAGTATACACGGACGAGGGCATTTCCGGCACGAACACCAAGCATCGCATCGGCTTCAATGAAATGATCGCCGATGCCATGTCCGGCAAAATCGACCTCATCGTCACAAAGTCGGTCAGCCGCTTCGCCCGAAACACGGTTGACAGCCTGGTTACCATCCGCAAACTGAAAGAAAAAGGCGTAGAAGTCTACTTCGAAAAAGAGAACATCTACACCTTTGACGGCAAGGGCGAACTGCTGCTCACCATCATGTCGAGCTTGGCACAGGAAGAAAGCCGCTCCATATCCGAGAATGTTACCTGGGGACAGAGAAAACGGTTTGCCGATGGAAAGGTCAACCTCCCATACAAGCAGTTCCTCGGCTATCGCAAAGGAGCGGACGGTTTTCCAGAAGTCGTTCCGGAGGAGGCAATCGTTGTCCACCGGATTTATACTCGATTCATGGAGGGGTTGACGCCGGGGGCCATTGCAAAGGAACTGACAGCAGATGGGATTCCGACTCCATCGAGAAAACAACGCTGGCAGACCAGTACAGTGGAAAGCATCCTTCAAAACGAGAAATACAAGGGCGCTGCACTCCTTCAGAAATGCTTCACGGTCGATTTCCTCACAAAAAAGAAAAAAGCCAATGAGGGCGAAGTGCCGCAGTATTATGTGGAACACAGCCATGAGCCGATCATTACGCCGGAAGAGTTCGATAAAGTTCAGACGGAGCTTGCGCGGCGTAAGAGGATAAGCCGTCAGTACAGCGGAAAGAGCATTTTTTCTTCCCGCATCGTCTGCGGCGACTGCGGTTCCTACTTCGGCTCGAAAGTCTGGAACTCGACCTCAAAATACCGCAGGGTCATCTGGCAATGCAACGGCAAATTCAAGGGTGAGCACAAATGCGAAACTCCGCATCTGGACGAGGAAACCATTAAAGCGCGGTTCGTGACCGCCCTTAACGCTATCATCGAAAGCAAAGACAACATCCTTGAGGATTGCCGATTGATGCAAGCCACCCTGACAGACTGTACAGGCATTGATACAGAAATCGAGAGTCTGCTTGAGGAGATCGATGTGGTAACCGAACTGACAAAACGCTGCATTGCAGAGAATTCGCAAACGGCACAGAACCAGGAAGAATACGCCGCCCGGTACAATGGGTTTGTGGAGCGATACGAAAAAGCCAAGGCACAGCTTGAACAGCTCCGTACCACAAAGACCGCACGGGAAGCCCAGGCAGAAGCCATCGGAGCGTTTATGTTTGAGGTGCAGGAATTGGATGCCCTCACCGAGTTTGACGAAAAGCTCTGGCTCACCATTATCGACACGATAACCGTCCACGCCGACGGACGGATGACCTTCAAATTCCAGGGCGGTACAGAAATCGAGGCGTGAGTCCCAACAAAAATGAAAAGACCGCAGGTTTCAACGCCTGCGGTTTATTGCTGTCCCCACGGGTTGAGTAATGCACCCCCTAAAGCCGTGGTTGCACCCCCTAAAATCAAAAATGCACCCCCCTCCAAACCGTAATTGCACCCCCTTGACGGATTTCTATCAAAATTAGAGTCATTTGCCACACAAAAAGAATCGCAAAACCATTGTTTTTAGTGGTTTTGTGGTTCTTTTTTTACTTTTTGCAGAATATGCAAAAGCACTTCAGCGCTTTTGACACCAACGATTGACACCAACCGTTTCCCTGACACCAAATGACACCATTTTCGTTGGCATGCCATACCGAAAAAACAAGCTGCTCATTTGAGGTTGTTTTCAATTCTGGCGTGGATGGCATTTGCTTTGACTCCAACACATTGGTGTCAAAATCAGCTTGCCTGAGCTTGTTCCTCTTTTGCGTTGGTGTCAGCGGTTGAATCGTGAATTTGCGGCATAGCTGTATTGGTGTCACCACTCAGTTCCAGTCCTCGGATATCCTCTGCAGCAATGCTGATGGCCGGCTCTTGATTATGCTGGGCATCCTCTATGGTGCTAATGATCGGGTCTTGAGTCTGCGGTACATCTGCGGAAGTATCATCGGAACTGCCGCTTATACTGCTGCAACTCATATAGTTGCCTCGCATTTTCTCCATGCTGATCTTCTTATGATCCGGGAGAACATGCCCATAGAGATTAAGCGTAGTTGATGCCTGCGCATGGCCCAGTAATGCAGACAAGACCTTAATGTCCATGCCTGACTCCAACGCCCGTGTTGCAAATGTATGACGCAGCGCATGGAAGTTCGCAGATTCGATTCCGGCATCGGCGACTATGCGCTTAAAAAGCGTTTGGTAGACTTTTGGGTCGTTGTGATGACCCAGTGGCGTGGCAAAAATATAGCCCTGATCCTGATACTCTGATCCCAGTGCATCCTTTAGAGCGTTCTGCTTTTCTTTATATGCCATCAAGTCGTTCCACAGCTCATCGAACAATGGTATCTTCCGCATGGACAACTCAGATTTAGGCGAGCGCACAACGATTTCCGTTGATGGAGTTCCTTTTTCTTTTTTAACGAGATGCCCTTTTTCATCAACCTTCTGCAATCTGCCAAGTGTCCGCCTGACGTAGATGTAGTGTTCTTTTTCATTTACATCTTTCCAGCGCAAGGCAAGCAGTTCACCCAAACGAACTCCGGTACTGACTGCAAAGGTTATCCCATAGGCATGAAGTTCATCAAAACGGCTTACAGCTTCCTGTAATACCACCTGCTCTTCCACGGTTAGAACTCGCATTTCTTTGGACTTGACCTTTGGCAATTTGACATTCAAAGTCGGATTTCTAAGAATCTTGTGGTCAGCAACTGCTTGGTCTAATGCCGAATGAAGCATATTGTAAATATTCCGCAACGTCTTCGGAGCTAACCCCTTCTTCTCTTCTGTACCGGCTTTTTCCTTAAAGAACTTCTGGAGATCCCTGGTGGTCAAAGATGTCAGCTTTATTTGCCCTATCTCCGGGACAAGGTGTATCCGTACATATCCTTCATAGGAGATGTATGTTGACCGCTTCACCGTTGGCAGGGCATATAACTCTAACCATTCTCGCAGCCATTTTTCCACGCTGTATTTATTGGGTTCTACGTAGGCACCTTTTGCAATCTCGTTCAGGATCTCGTTGAGTTTCTGCCTCACCTCCTCGAAAGAATCGCCATAGACCGCTTTTCGTTTGCTTTCCACTGTATAGCGTCCCATGTAGCGGCCATCTTTGCGTTTTGTAATGGAGCCTTCTCCATTTGCTTTCTTTTTGCCCATACTTTTATTGATCCTCCTTACTGTCGTACAGGCATACAAATCGTACCATGTGGGATATAAACCTTTAGGTTTTTCCACACATAATATCTATACGACTTTCCGAAGGAAAACTCAACAGGAATCAAAGCAAATAACAAAAGTGCCTTTTATGTATTGTTGCGTTCTTTACCAAAGTTGGCGTCCATCCACTCCAAAAAGTGTTTTTTGCTGATGATGATTCTTCTGCCAACTCGGATTTTAGGAAAATCATACCTGTTTACGACCTCATAAGTCTTATTTTTAGAAATGCCCAAAATCTTTGACAATTCGCGCGGGCCAAATATCATGGGGATTTCTTCTATATCTTTGTAGTGATCCATATCACATCTCCTTATCGCTTTTTGTGCCACCTGCCGGCCCATTTCCTGCGCTCTCTTCGACCGCGTATTTGCAGGCTGCCGCTGTGCGGCACTTATGCGGCGGGTGCGCTCCCCTATGTCCTCGCACACTATCCGCTGCTCCTGTATAACCTCCGGTGGGGCTATTCAGTTTTCAAGGTACATTTGATAGCACCAGCCATCTTCTGACTGGCTTATCCTTACACTAAATAAAAAGGAAACAGGAGGCGTTAATTTAACATTCAGAGGAAAAATTTTTCAATTTCTCTACATAGGAGATATTATTTCTTGACTACTACAATATATTGTGGTACTATCACCATGTAATTATTTTTTGTGCACCGCCTACACAGGCATTTCAGAGCATTTCTGAATCGCACACGTTGTTAAGTTTGTATTTGAAGTCAGCAATACCACTCTGCCATAGAGCAGTGGTTTGTTGGCTCTTTTTTTATTATTGGGGATCATGTTCCCACTGCGAGAATGACACCGGCCTTGCCATCGGCAGGCGCAAGTATCCAAAGAGGATCGGGATGTCATTCTCGCTTTTTTTATTTGCCCAAATGCCGAAAGGCTTTGGAATATATTTGAAAGGTGGCATCCACATGAGCAGAAAGAACAACCACAGCACACGCCGGTATCGGTATCGAGGAGGAGACCGGCGCAGGCAGAAACTCAGGAAGACAGAGCAGAAAGCAGCAAAATACCGCCGCAGCTATACCCGCGTTGTACCCCATCAGATGGGACAGCGGAGGGCGTAGCCATGGCAGTCGCAAGCGAGCCTTACGCACCGTCAGTCCTGGTCAGCACGGAGGGTCTTCCTGAGAAAGACTGGCTGGAATACCGGCGCAGGGGGATCGGCGGCAGCGATGCAGCCGCCATATTAGGAATCTCACCGTTTGCTACGGCACGGGATCTCTACTATGACAAGCTGAAGATCGTGCCTTTTGACGACTCGGAGAGCAACTGGGTAGCCAAGAAGATGGGGCATCTGCTGGAGGATCTGGTAGCAGAGATATTCCATGTGAAAACGGGGTATCGCATCTATCAGATCAAGAAGATGTTTTATCATCCGGTACATACGTTTATGCTGGCGGATATTGACTACTTCGTAGAGCTTCCCAACGGCCGGACTGCTATTCTGGAGATCAAAACGACCAACTACAACGCAAAGGATCACTGGTGGTCTGAGGACGGACAGGAGATCGTTCCCCTCAACTATGAGGCCCAGGGGCGGCACTATATGGCCGTGATGAATATTGACGAGGTCTTCTACTGCTGCCTGTACGGCAACAATGAAGATGAAGTTATCATCCGGCATATCGACCGTGACCATGACTATGAGGAGGAACTGATCGCGCTGGAGCGGGATTTCTGGGAGAACCATATTCTCACCGGTACGCCGCCTCCCTACACAGAGGACGGCGACCTGATCCTCGACAGCGTCAGGCGTCATTTCGGGCCTGCTGACCCATCGGCGCCGGAGCTGATACTGGAGGGGAATATGGCATTGTTGGTTCCCCGATATCTGGAGCTTCAGGCCCAGCGCAACGTGGAAAAAAGAAACTATGAGTGCATTGAAGCGGAAATGCGGCGGCTGCAAGGCCGTATCGTCGCAGAAATGGGACGGAGCTGCACGGCTGTCTGTCAGGGGCGTGAAGCGGCTTACAGCATCAGCTATAAGCCTGTGCGCAAATCCGGCATCAGTAAGGACAACCTGCAGCGTTTGCAGGCGCAGCATCCGGACATCTACGAGCAGTACGTCACTGTTTCGGAAAGTCGGCGCTTCTATGTGAAAAAACAACGAGAGGAGGCTGCATGAGTTGGCTTATACAGGCGTCTATGAACGGACGATCTTCTATAACCCTGTCAACAAGTACAGCGTGATCAGCGTAAAGACCTCAGACCGTTCTATCCCCGAAAAGGCCCGCAGCGCATACCGGCATCGGGACAACATGATCCATTTTGCCGCCGTGGGCTATGAGCTGCCGCGCACCGATCAGGTCAGCATGATACTGGACGGTGAGTGGAAAGAGGGCAAGAACGGCGTTCAGCTGCATGTAACGCAATGTGAGGAGGTCGTGCCCCAGACCCGTGAAGGGATCAAAGGGTATCTGTCCTCACGGCTTATCAAGGGCATCGGCGGCAAGACCGCTGAACTGATCGTAGACCGGTTTGGTGCCGACACGTTAAATGTGCTGGAAAATGAACCGGAGCGGCTGCTGGAGATACGAGGCGTCAGCAAGGCAAAGTTGGAGGAGATCATCGCTTCCTACAACGAGAGCCGCGCCCTACGTGACCTGATGCTGCTATTGGCTCCCTTCCAGATCACACCTACCACCGCCACAAAGATCTATGACCATTTTGGCGCACGCAGCGTGGATATCCTGCGGGATAACCCTTTTGAACTCTGTCAGGTGTCCGGTTTCGGCTTCAAGCGTGTGGACGCGATCATGCGAAAGAACAACTGGCCCCTCAATTCCCCTATGCGTATCCGTGGCGCGGTATTTGCGGCGCTGGAGAGCGCAAAGGGAGATGGCGGTCATCTGTATTTGGAGGCGGAGCAGCTTCATAAAGAGGCCATGTCGCTTCTGAACAGCATGATCCCCGTACCGCAGATGCGGGTAAAGTCGGATGATCTGGATGCTGTGATCGATGATATGCTGCTGCAAGGCAAGATCATCAACAGTAACGGCAACTATTATCTGGTCAAGACCTTTGCGCAGGAGGACGAAACGGCCCGCAGTATCGCAAGGCTGCTCTGCCGCCCGGTGGAACGGGTGGATGTGCAGGACCTGCTGACAAGGGTGCGGCGTCAGTTAGGCGTTGAACTCTCGCTGCGGCAGACGGAAGCTGTTCATATGGTATTCCGCAGCGATCTGTCCGTCATTACCGGCTCGCCCGGTACTGGCAAGACGACCGTCCTGAAAGCGGTCATTGAGGTGTTCAAGCTGCTGAAGCCATCGGAGAAGATCCTGCTGGCAGCCCCCACCGGCCGGGCAAGCCGTCGCATGGCGGAGAGTACCGGCGTAAACAATGCCAGCACGCTGCACAGCCTGCTGGGACTGTTTGGTGAGGATGGCGGCTTCCGGAAAGGTGAAGAGGATATGCTGGACGCAGGCCTTATCATCGTGGATGAATCGTCTATGATGGATATGTGGCTTGCGCGAAAGTTCTTTTCCCGTATCGGGCCTGACACGAAGGTGCTGCTGGTAGGCGACGCAGACCAGCTGCAAAGTGTCGGAGCAGGTGATGTGTTCCGTGAGCTGATCAACTGTGGGCTGATTCCCGTGACGGTGCTCAATGAGATCTTCCGCCAGAAGAAGGACAGCCTTATCGCCTATAACGCGCAGAAAATCAACAACAATGACACCAGCTTTTTCTATGGCAATGATTTTACTGTCTGCAAATGCGCCAATCAGGAGGAGGCCGCTGAACATATACGGAATCTCTATCTGGCACAGGTGAAGCAATACGGTGTAGACCGCGTGCAGATCCTATCGCCCTTCCGCTCCACAGGCGCGGCCTCCGTTGACCAACTCAACGAGGCGATCCGAGAGCTGGTGAACCCGCAGACGGAGGAAGCCGATCTGAAGGTGGGCAGCCTCTATTTTCGGGTAGGTGATAAGGTGATGCAGAACAAGAACAGTATTAAGGCGTCCAATGGCGATATTGGCTTTATCCGCAGCTTCCGTCACGATGAGCGGGACGGTATGCGCATATCGATCCAGTTTTCGCCCACGAGGGTCGTGGAGTACTCCATGGAGGAAATGGGCCATGTGGAGCTTGCCTATGCCACCACCGTCCATAAGGCGCAGGGCAGTGAGTTCGATGTGGTGATATTCCCTCTGCTGAGAAGTCATGCCCGAATGCTGACGCGGAGCCTTGTGTATACGGCTATTACCCGTGCCAAGGCAAAGGTCATTCTGGTGGGGCAGATCGGTATGCTCTATATGGCTGTCCACAAGGATGATACTGGAAAGCGCAATACACAGCTGGGACGTAGGATCGCACTCTATGTCAATACGTTCAAAGTACAGAAACGCAGTGCCTGAGCACAACTGTAAATATTTTGTGAAAATGAGACAAGGGTGTTAAATTCGCACCTTGTCTCGTGTTTTTATTAAGAAAGGAGCCTTTGAAATGAATGCACCCGAATCCACTCTGTTCAATGCTGTCCCCGTTATCTCTGAGCTGAACCGCGTTGCCGGCTTCGATCCGCTGAAGTTCTTGAAAAAGACTGCCCGCGGACATGAGCTGGAGCTGCGGTACAAAAAGCTCTGGTTCCTGCTGAAGTACCCTGCCGGGCGCACACGGCTGACACCGCTGCGCATCACGGATCAGTTGGCGATCATCGAGGCGAAGGTGTTCTTCGACAAGGATGATGCCGATCCCGCCAGCAGCTACATTGCCACCATGACGCAGGAAAACGCGCCTGCCGGCCTGTATATTCAGGCCGCGGAGCATGACGCGCTGGACATGGCGCTGACTAACGCCGGTTTCGGCATCCAGTTTGCGCCGATGCCCAAGGCAGATACGCCTTACGCAGAGCCAGCCGCACCTACTATGGAGGCTGAGCCTGCCACTGCCCCTCAAGCGGCAGCGGAACAGGTCAGAACGGAACCTGCTGCGGTACAGGCCGACATTGAGCCTGTGGTGGTACAGCAGCCTGAACAGGAAGTGGTTCACCATGAAGAAGCCGTACCTGACGCGGCACCGGTGGAAGTCTCTGTGGAACAGCCTGCGGAGGCCGTTGCGGAGCCTGTGGTAGAAACGGAACTGCCCTTCGTATATGACGAGCCGAATGTCGCCAGCTATACCAAGGACATGGACGTGGACACCATCTGCACTCTGATGACCGAAGCAGAAGCCGAGGAGATCATCGTGCCCATCGGCACATGCAGCGGGCAGACGCTCAAGCAGGTCGCCGAGCGGCGGCCAGCCAGCCTCAAGTGGTATGTGAAGGGCTATTCCGGGGATGACAATATCCTACGGGCCGGCGCCAAGCTGATGCTGGACAAGCTCCAGCGTCTGGCAAATGCCAGCTGACGGGTGATTTACGCAAGATGATGGTAAGGAGGTGGCGCGGTGGCGCAGCCACAGGAGTTCCCGTTCAACATCATGGATGTGGCCGAGCTGCTGCATCTGCATATCAGGCGCAGACAGGCGGACAGCGTATATGCCGACTGCCCGATCTGCGGTGATAAGCGGGGCAAAATGAACATCAACTTCGCCAAGAACCTCTGGCGCTGCAACTACTGCAATGAAGGCGGCGGTATGCTGGCTCTCTACGGGAAGGTATACGGGATCAGCAATTCCGAAGCCTACCGTGAGATCTGCGACACGCTGCAAAACGGCCTTACGGCGCCGGAGTACACCGCAAAGGAACTGCCGGAGCAGACGGCGATCGAGCAATCCGTCCTTGCCTCACCGCAGGAGATCCACCAGACATTTTCCATGCTGCTGGAGTTGCTGACGCTCTCTCCGCAGCACCGCAAGCACCTTCAGGAGGTACGCGGGCTGACCGATGAACAGATAGAACGGCTGGGGTACAAAAGTACCCCGCCCTTCTACCTGTGCCGGTCACTGACGGAGAAGCTGCGCAGCCGAGGCTGCAAGGTGGAGGGCGTGCCCGGCTTCTATGTGGGCAAGGATGATAAATGGACGGTCAACTTCAATTCCATCACGGCGGGGATCATCATTCCCGCCAGAGGGATCGACGGGATGATACGCGGCGCACAGATCCGGTTGGACACACCTATCCGAGATCAGGAGAGCGACCCCGACAAGAGCGGGACAAAGTACCTGTGGCTATCCTCTTCTTCCAAGACGCGAGGGGTATCCTCCGGCAGTCCCGTCCATTTCGTGGGCGATCCGTTCGCACGAGTTGTCTATGTGACGGAAGGGCTGTTGAAAGCGGATGTGGCCCACTACCTGATGGATCGTTCCTTTGCGGCTACGGCCGGTGCCAACAACGTCAATAAGCTGGATATGCTGTTTGCGCTGTTGGCTGCCAACGGCACAGAGGTCATCATCGAGGCCGAGGATATGGACAAATACCATAACGCCGCTGTCAGCAAGGGGGCATCGAAAATCTATCTCATGGCACGCAGTCATGGGTTGGAATGCCGCCGCCTGACGTGGGACCCGAATTATAAAGGCATTGACGACTGGCAGCTTGCTATGCGGCAGAAAAAAGAACAAAGAGATGTTACCCAAATGAATTTCAGAACGCGGTTTGTCTGCGGGCTCTGTGCCTTTGACGCCATCAGCGAGGAAATCGCCGCATGGCATGACCGGGACACAGACAGCAGCACGCTCCACGATTACCTGGGCCTGAGCGAACAGGAGTATGCCCGCTTTTTGCAGGATGGAGACGCGGCGCTGGAGCAGTATCTTCTATCCCTGCGAACGCAGCAGCATTTTCGCATCTACCAGCCTGATGTATCTGAGGGCAAGGCTGCGGATTTCGCCTTTGGCGGGATCAAGGCTTTGCAGAAGGCCGGCTATGAGCAGCCACCCGCCTCAGAGTACACGCTGGTCTACGATGGGATACTGATGTGTGAAGCGCAGCAAAGCGACACCATACGCCTGAAACTGGTCGTAGCGCGATACAGCGGCGATCTGCCTGCGGACTATCATGGACGCAGCGTTTCACCCTCCACGGTGATCGAATTTTATGATGAAAACGGGCGCAGATACTTTTACTGTGATGGGAATGATAAATTCCTACCGGTAAAGTTCTCGCCAAAGCTGGCAAAAGATAAACGGGAACGGCACTGAGCTGTTCCACCATAAACAAAAGGCATTGGGCAGGTGCATCTATCACCCGCTCAATGCCTTTTTATTTTGAAATGGAGGAACTCTATGGGAGTATATTCAGAAATGGCCGCAGACTTGCGGGAAGATGTGCAGGAGCGCACCCCGGCGGTGCAGGATGCCGCCGAGCTGGCTGCCAGACGGGCAGACGAGCGGCAGCAGGCTGAGGAGGAGCAGGCAAAGGCGTTGCTTTCTCAGATGCAGCAAAATGCGGATGCCGCCCCTGCCATCCCTGATCCGGAAGCCGAGAAAAAGGCGGAAGAGGATCGTAAACGGCAGGAGCATGAGCAGGCCGAAGCCAAGCGGAAAGCCGAGTGGGAGGCCAAGCAGCGAGCCAAGGAGGAAGCCGAGCAGGCCGCGTGGGAAAATGCGGTGGCAATGAGTGATGATGAAGTGATGGCCGCCTCCATGAAGCGTGTGGGCGATGATTCCGAGCGACTGACCCGCCGCAATATGAAGCAGTGCGTCACCGAGTATATCCAGACGCTTTGCCTTGAGAATGTGTCTTTTGCCCGGAATGTCATGCACCCCCGTAAGAATATGGTCAACTGCTTCCGTTATATCAACCGCAAGGCGCTTGAGTTTGCCAAGCAGGAGATGGAGGACAATGACGTCAAGCCCTCTGCTGAAGGCTATGGCACCGATGTACCGGACGGGCTCTGCTATCAGTGGGCGGAAGAGTATTTCAAGGATCTGAACGCAAAGGAGGATCGTGGACAAGAAGAAAAGTTTGTTCCCAGACCGTATTACGGCGGCAGGAGCAGCACGACGAAAAAGGCAGAGAAGAAAAAAGCGGAGAAGCCCGCCGCCAAGAAGGAGAAGGCTGCCAATACAGCAAAGGAAAATGAGCCGTTGGACGACCAACTCTCCTTCGATAGTCTGGGGGTGAGCGCATGACGCGGAAGATAGACAAACGCGCCTGCCGCAAGTTTGCCATACCGGAGCTGGAATTCAATCTGAATGAAGGTATACTTCATGTGGAGCGCTGCCCTTATATTATCCGCACAGCGGTGCACAATATTTCCGGGCAGCGTATCCTGGTACTCTATATCTATCAGAGTGAGAACATTCTGGCGGGCAGTATCAAGCCCCGTTGGGTCATGTTCCACAGCCGGGATGATTTCGCCACACTTTCATTTAGAG